AGTTCCTTGAGTTCCTTGTACACTTGTTCCCTGTAAACCTTGTAAACCTTGAGTTCCCTGAGTGCCTTGTGTTGATCCAGATATACCTTGTGTTCCCTGTACACTGGTTCCTTGTAAACCTTGTAAACCTTGAGTTCCCTGAGTGCCTTGTGTTGATCCAGCTATACCTTGTGTTCCCTGTACACTGGTTCCTTGTAAACCTTGTAAACCTTGTGTTCCTTGTACACTAGTTCCTTGCAATCCTTGAGTTCCCTGAGTTCCTTGTACTCCTTGTCTACCTTGGGTTCCTTGGGTTCCTTGAGTTCCTTGAGTTCCCTGAGATCCCTGAGTTCCTTGTAAACCTTGTGTTCCTTGAGTTCCTTGAGATCCCTGAGATCCCTGAGTTCCTTGTAAACCTTGTGTTCCTTGAACACTGGTTCCCTGAGTTCCCTGAGTTCCCTGAGTTCCTTGTGCTGAACCAGCAGGACCTTGAGTACCTTGAACACTTGTTCCTTGAGTTCCTTGAGTTCCTTGAGTTCCTTGTACACTTGTTCCCTGTAAACCTTGTAAACCTTGAGTTCCTTGTAAACCTTGAGTTCCTTGTAAACCTTGAGTTCCTTGAGTTCCTTGTACACTTGTTCCCTGTAAACCTTGTAAACCTTGAGTTCCTTGAGATCCCTGTATACTAGTTCCTTGAGATCCCTGTATACTAGTTCCTTGAGATCCCTGTATACTAGTTCCTTGTAAACCTTGAGTGCCTTGAGTTCCTTGAGTTCCCTGTAATCCTTGTAAACCTTGAGTTCCCTGAGTCCCCTGTATACTAGTTCCTTGAGTACCTTGGGATCCTTGAGAACCAAGTGCACCTTGTGCACCAGTATCACCAACATAGCCTACAGTTATCGGTGTACGAACAAATGATGCATATAAAGCACCATCATGCACATGATGTACATCAATTCCACCAGGACCAGTATATGGAGCTGATGCTAAAAACTTAATTACTAATCTATCCGTCACATCAAAAGCTGTAGCTGTTTGTTTGACATAATTAAATACTTGCAAAGTTGGTGATATATCTGTGTTTGGTATATCATTACTAGTTGTGCTGAAGATTAATGTTTCTGCACCATTACTTGCTCTTTTATATACTCTAACAAGCATTTCTGCAAGAGTTGAGTCATAACCATTTTGACTAACATAACGATAAACATGAAATTCCCATTCACCAGCAGGAAGATTTGTTATTGATGGGTCACCAGCTACTGTAGAAAATGCGACTATTTGTACAGGACCAGTATTAACATTTGCAGTTGCAGCCGTATCGTCTTGTACAAATGGTGAAACTTCAATGGACATATCTTCATATCCAGAGATACCATTAATATTACTAGATTTAAAATAATAGATACGACCAGCAGCTGAAAGACCAGTTGCACCAGTTATACCTTGTGCTCCTATTGGTCCCTGAATTCCAGCTGGTCCAGCTGCACCTGATCTTATAGCAATTTTACCAACATCAGTTGCTGTAGTTACTGATACTGATTTATTGCTTAAAGATGTTTGTGTGTTTGAGCTGTTACCAATAGTAACTTTCATCTACTAACCTGCGGAGTTACTGTTATAATACCTTCAACAACACGAGATGTAACTCCTCCAGGAGTTGTCATCTTAAGATCATAAAGATAACGACCAGCTTTTATGTTTGCAGTATTTGCAGCAGCAAGTGACATTTTGACATTACCATTTGCTGCATTAGTTATTGTTACAACAAGATTTGCAGTAGCATTAGATGAATAATATGATTTTCTAATCTGAGAGGTGAAGACACAGTTAGTAACATTTAATGCTGTCCCATCATCACTTGTTAGATCAATTGTAGTTTCAAATGTAGTTCCTTGGTCTAGTGTGAGTTCTGCATAAGCCATTGTAGATCTCTGATAAGAATATATCTAACGTATTTAGTTTTTTGAAAATAATATAAATTATGTAAATACAAATCTAACTCTACCTGAGCTGCCAGCCGTTCCTGATCCACCAGATGCATCACCACCTCTACCACCAGCGCCACCAGTTGCTCCACCATCACCTGAGATTCCTGCAGCTCCGTCTGCACCAACATCATCATCAGGTGCTGTTGTACTGCTTCCAGTAATACCTGCAGTATTTGTATCTCCTCCAGTCCCAGCTGAACCACCAGCTCCGCCAGCACCAGCGCCGACGCCACTAGTTCCACCAACACCAGCATTAGTGTTAATTGTTGTTAATGTAAAAGTTCCTGAACTTACACTTGAAGCTCCACCTGTTCCACCAGTTCCAGCAGCTGCACCAGTTCCAGCAGAACCAACACTGTATGAAATTGTTTGACCTGCGCTTCCAGAAACAGTTATTGTTTTTTTACCATAGCTTCCGCTACCGCCACCGCCACCGCCACGGACACCAGAAGCTGCGCCACCTCCACCACCACCAGCCCAAACCTCGACAACAAGTGATGTTGCACCAGAAGGAATAGTTACTGTTCCAGAACCCGAGGTGAAGTTGTTAGATTGACCAGCAAAACCCTTTCTACCATATAATAAAGTTTGTCTAATACTCATAATAGTTACTTGATGTCACCAATTAATATAATTTCATTTGTAGCAGTATAAATTACAGAAGCTGTAGAATAATTATATTGTAAATTACTTGTAGTGTATGTAGATACGTTTAATCTAGACACCAGTGAGGTATTTGCGATAGTTACGTTTGAAGTTCCCTTTCTAACAATAGTAATTGCAAATCCAGAAACAGTTGCTGGAGCAAATGTTATTATTTTATCGCCACCACTAGTGTCAACAACAATAATTTTACCTGCAGCATTATCAGCATAAGTTGAATTAGTTGAAATTGATAGAATAGGCGTATCAATTACATTTCCTGTAAACCTTACATTTCCTGTAACTTCAATTGCAGTATTAGTTGTATTGTACTGAACTCCTGGAGTATCAGATAATGCTGTACTTCCTGAATAAAATGCTAATCTTGTTGTACTACCACTGTTTATAGTACCAGTTACTCCACCAACAGGACCTTGTACACCCTGTACACTTGTACCTTGTACACCTTGAATTCCTTGTGCTCCTAATCTTGACCATGCTCCCCAAGATGTTGACGTTCCATTACGAAGCCAAACATTACCACTTTGTGCAAATCCTAATTGATAAGAAGCACCACCAGACCAGTCAGTTCCAGTACCATATGGACGAATTGTCATTTCAGCAAAATAAGTACCAGAGTCTGAGATTCCTTCAGATGTTAATTGTTTAAAATCAAACGAAACTTTAGGTGATGTTAGTGTTTCAGGAGTAGTTGTTACTGCCCTTGTATCTGAAACAGTTAATTGATTGCCTAAAGAACCCGTTGAACCTTGAATTCCTGAGGTTCCTTGTACACCTTGTGCGCCCTGTAAACCGAATCCTTGAACACCTTGAACACCTTGAGTTCCTTGCGTACCCTGAGCGCCAGAGGAAGCAACAGTGTCAACCCATTGTTGTGATGTTCCATCGTTATAATAAATTTTTAATGAACCAGTATTACTCTGCCACCAAAAATCCTGATTAGCTCTAGCAGTTGCTGGCGGTGAATCTGAAACAACTAAATTCGCAGTACCATTTCCTGTCCCACTTCCACCACCAATACCAGCATCAACCCATTGTTGTGATGTTCCATCGTTATAATAAATTTTTAATGAACCAGTATTACTCTGCCACCAAAAATCCTGATTAGCTCTCGGCGAAACTGGTGGGATATCAGATACAGTTAAATTAGCAGTACCATTTCCGCCACCAACACCACCAATTACGTTAAAGGAAATATTAGCGTTTGAACCAACTCCTGCCCCAACAGACACAGTAACTGTGCTGGTATTAACAAAATTAATACTATTTGCAATTCTTGTTGAACCGCTATTAGAAGAAATTAAAACAGTATTTGCAGCAGAAGATATAGCTGTAGCAATATCACCAATTGAACCAACAGAAAGATTTTGTTGTACCTGAGCACTTCCTTGTACAAGCAAAGAAGTCGCACCAGTTTTTTGTAAGATTAAAGTGCCATTTGACGTTAATATAACGTCTCCGTTCGCAATAAAGTTTCCGCCGTCTTTAAAAAAGGAACCATTTCTTAGATCATTTACAGAATCAATAACAGTATTACTTCTAGCTACCCATGTATTAAAGGTATCTGTTAAGACAATATTTGGAATATTCGAATTAGCCATCTTTTATCCTAATTTGATTGCATCTTTAGTAATAAAGATTTTATTTCTGCAATTTCTTGTTTGAGATTATTTATTTCACTTTCTTGCTGCTTTTCTTTCTCTATTTGCCTTATTCTGTTTTCATGGCGTTTCACTGCAGTTACATCTGTGTTTAAGATTGCTTTACTATAAGTATCGCGTATTAAATTATTTTCTTCTTCTACAACTAGATATTTAATACTCATAGCATTATCCCTCAGGAGTTGCGATTGCTCTATAATTTTTCACATAAGGAACAACAGTTGTATCCTCAGCTAATAGAACAATTTTTATTGCAAAATTCTTGAATTTTCCGCCAAGTGGGTATTCAATTCCATTTTCACTGTAGGCTAATTTTCCACTTGAAAGATTTGGTCTATATTGTAATTCAATAACTGTTTCTTGATCTGGGGAAAATAGATCTTTTACAGTTTCCATTTTCTTCCACTTCTTATTATAGAAATTATCTGGATCAGTTGATGATAATACTTTATAATATACAATAATATTTGTTCCCTGCGGTCTGATAGCACGAAGGAATATGCGTAGATCGCCAGCATCAAATTCATCTGCTAACGTAATTTTTCTAGTTAAGTATCTAACTTTACTATTACCACCAAAACTAGAATTTTCTGAGGTAATTACTGCTGTAGCATTCGTTGTTACGCCAGGAGTTGTATCGGAAATTGTTATTGTTGGACTTTCAACATAACCAGATCCAGCATTAATTAAGTTGATTGCTACAACATTTCCGCTTGCAGTTATTCCACCTGCGAGTATATTAGCTGTAGCCTGTACCCCATTTTCTAATGTTGGTGCAGATATTGTCACAGTGATGTTTGCTATGTTAGCAGCGTAATGTTTGCCGCCACCATTTGTTATTGTTATATTACTATTTGAAAGTTCGCCGTTGTTAATAAGATTTTCAACTCCAACCATACTAAATCTCTCTGTATTAAACATTGGAGATACAGTATTATCAGTTGTAGACATTTTAACTTGTACTGTCATTGAACTGTTATTACCAGCAAGAATAACTCTTCTACGATTATTAGACTGTGAAGAATTCTTTAAATCAGAACCAAACTTATAAAATTCGTTTGGAACAATAAAAGTATAATTAGAATCTTGCGATGCGTCCTTAGCAAATGTTCCTCTTATTGCATAATTAATTGTTGTGCTTGGGAAATCTAAGTCAGAACTATGTATTAAAATTTCATCTAAATTGATATTTGCTGATGGCGTTTCTACATTAAATGTTAGAACAGCTTCATCTGTTGTAAATACTGCTTTATTAATAACAAACATCAAATCTTGATTCTGGAATGGTGTCCAAGTTGATGCGTTCTGGCTTCTGAAGAAACTTCCAGCATATGGTTGTTCAGAAACTCTACGATTTGTTCCAAGAATATTCTCACCAAGTTCAGAAATCCAAACTTCATAATCTGGAGATTCGGAAAATACAACAATAGCATACTCAGTATCTGGTGCAAGATAAATCGGATTTGTGAAAGTGAATTTAGTATATGTACTAGAGTTACTTGCTGATGGTACTGTTGTTGATCCATTTGTTGTATTAACTTTGTCTGGATATACAGTTGCAGCTGCTATGATATTTTCTGTTGGGAAACCATTATCTGTTGTAACAATTCTTACTGTTACAGGTAATTGTGGTGCAGTTGAACTTGGCTTTTCTTTGAAGAAAAGATCAACAGAAGTAACAAATATACCATAATTTTGTTTAATGCTTTTTGTTTCTGGTGTAAAGAATGTTTGTGCAACTGGATCTCTGCGTCGACGCCTTCTTGTTGGTATTGGTTGAGCAGGAACAATATTAACAGGAGGATTTGGACGAATAGGCGAAGGTGGTGCAATTGGCGGTTGCCCTGGTCTCGGCGCAGGAATCTGAACAACAGTTGGAGTGAATCTAACTTCTTGAGTTTGATTTAAAAGTCCAGATGCAACATATTTTGCAGTAACTTTCATCTCAGCATCTGGATCCATAAAATCATTTGCATCAGTTACAGTGAACAGTCTTTCACCAGTTCTGAACTTTAATAAAGGATCTTCAGGAATATTAAAAACGCCAGAGAGTTTTCCGTATTCGTCAACTGTTGAATCACCAATTGTATATCTAGAATCGCCAACTGTTGCAACACTTAATGCTGTATTTAGTGTTAGTATATTATTTCCAGTGACTCCTGTAACAGTTCTTACTTGACCAATTCCTGTTCCTGAAACTATTTTAATCTGTTTGTTTACAACAGAACTAGAAACATTTGACGATGTTGCAATAATATTTGTGTTATTATTTGCAAATGTAATCTGACCAGAATAGTTTGTATATGAAGTTACGAAATCATATTTTGATGAATTTAAAACTGCGCTAAATTTTTGGTTGGCAGAAAATCTTTGTACAGCAGTATTTCCTAACACAGTTGCGACGTTAGCAGATCTACCAGAAACTTTAAATATTGTATTTCCTGCTCCTGAAGCAGTATTAATTTTTCCATTATTAACAGTCACAACTAAAAATTTATTTGTGCTATTCCAATAAACAACTTTTCCAGAAAATGTATTTGATGATGTTGGTGAGTCAGCAACAGCTGTTCCATTTTGGTATATAACATCTCCAATAGAGTAATCTGAAGAACTAAATGCAGCTGCTGATGAAAGATTAATCGTGACATAATTTTCATTAATGTAGATTACGTTGTTTGCGTTGTAGTCAACAATAGTAAAATATGCACCTGTTGTTTCGTTTATAAATGCTTCTTTTTTGCTAAAAAGTGATGCAGTTGTACCATTCGCCTTCATGATTAATTCAGAAGGTCTTTGCACAAAACGATTTACGTTTGTTTCATCAAAATAGAAATTAGCTGTTTTATATGGTTTCAAATCAGATGCAGCAAATTCAACATCATTTTTTCTAATAAAAGGAATGATGCTTGAGTCTACTACAACTTGACCAGAAGATATTGGGATTGTTTGATCTGCCATTTTAACTCGCTATTATTTTATTTTCTAGAGGTTCTATATGATCTATCAAGTAACGGTGATATTTTAGTCTGCGGTACACCACCAACTTTTGGTGCCGTTGATCCTATATTATTTTTAGGAATATTAAGAGTAAACGCACCAGATAGGTTTAGTCCTGCACCAAACCAATTTTTTATTGTATTAATCGCACCAAATCCATCTGTCGGCAACCTAGTTTGAGTAACTACTGAAGGCACACCTGTTGTTACTGGAGAAGAGACAGTTTTAGCAGTTGGATTTATTTCTGGAGCTGAAGTTGGCTGTGGCGCACCAGGAAGCTGTTCAACTCTAACAAAATTTGAACTTGGACTAATTACTTCTGGTAACAATGTTCTACTATACCAATAATCAGTTTCAGGATAAAGCGTCATACTACCATAGAATTGGGCGAATTCATATGGCTGGACAGAAATTGATTTAGTTGCAGTATCTTGCACAATACAAGCTTCTTCTGTATAATTTAATGAAATAGTTCTATCATTGGTTTTAATATTTGATGATGAAGTTAAATTTAATTTTAGAGGAGTAATTACTCTATATGGTCCTAAATTAGCTTCACTTAAATTAGAAGCTAGATCTGAACTTCCTGTATCTACTACTGAAAAGTCTGAGAAATCATCAACGATGATCCCATATTTTTCTTTTTCGATTACATTTCCTTGATAAAGTACAGTTTCATTCTTAGCTTGAAGCTCAAGAACATTTAGTGATGTGTAATATTCGAGGTTCTCTACTCTCTTTTCAATATTACCGATATCTCTCATAGTATAGCGTTTATTTTCAATATACTCAAGACCAATTTCAGATACATTAGCAGTATATGCTGGCACATATATGTTATATAGAGCCATAACATCATCAGAAATTTTTGGTCTTACTGGGAATATAGATGGAGTACCCTGAACGATTTTAAATTCTTTATCTCGAGAAAGTGCCAATACATCGATTCTTGGAACATAATAATTGTATGTCGTTTCAAAACTATATTCTGGACTTGGTATATATGATCCTTCTAATGCGAATATTGCAGTATTATCTGTATTTGCATTTTTTCTTCTTGGTCTAAAATCAACACTGTCTCTTAAGGAGATTATTGAAGATTGTGTTGAATAATTTGGTATACTATTATTGGCATATGCTGAAGATCCATAGGAAGAAGCTTCAAAATATGTTGTTCCAGATTGAGAAAAATATTGGAGCATTACAACTGTTTGTCCACTTGGCGGAGCATAGCCATCACGCAATCTGATTGATGCGAAATCATAATAATTATCTCTCTGCCCACCATCCAGGATATATCTATCAGTTATATCAGTTGCATTTGTTGTATTTGGTGCAAACGAGATATTACCAGAATCAAAAACCTTCACTAATTTAATAACATCAGTCATGTAAATTGACTGTGTTATTGCTGGAGTATTTGCGATATAACTTGAATTTGTAAACCAAACATGACCATTAGATGTGTCAATCTTAATTGCGCCAGTTGCAACTCCGAGTACATTTTGTGCATTATTTGGCGAATCAGTTGCAGTTAATGTTTCTGCTGCGGTTATTAGTGTTTTTGATCCAACAGAAACAGGCTGTAGTACTCTCTCAGTTGCAATAATATCTGCGTCAAAAGTATTACCAACAGCTGGAAAACATTTTACTTTAATATCAACAGAAGTATCGCTATTCTGTACAATAGTATTTGGAGCAATCGAAAAGTCAACTACAACACCATTGGCAATATTTGCAGTGTCACCAGTTGCATTTTTAAGAACTACAATAAAATTGTTCCTTGCAGTTAATGAAGAAAGGGTTCCGTTTCCAAAAAACCATGAACCACCAGTTTTTGGATTTAGTGTCGCTTTCTTCGTGTTACCATCAACTGTAGTGAATGCTAATGATGTATTTGTTTTTCTATAATATTCAACAGAAGTAAATGCATCTTGCGTTATATAATTTTGTGGCAATTCATAGTAAAGTTTATTTTTTTCTTTATCGTAAAGATTTGTTCTGCCATCAATTGTTCTTCCATTCACAGAAACATCCATGCAAGTTCTCCATGGTGTTGAGGAAGATTGCGTATAATACACACTTGTATTTCCCATTGCAACTGAAGGAGTATTAGGATTCATTACTAATGAATCAACATCTTCCATAGCATATAATAATGTAACTCTTGAAGTTATGTCTGGTGTACTTGAAAATGGATTATCAACAACTGCAACCTTTGTTGTACCAGAATAATTTGTAATGGTTCTGGTATAAGAGTCTGAAGCTTTTCCTGATGTTATTTTGATTTTAACATTTTTATATGCATCATTTATGGTTGAGAATGTTGATGCTAGGTTGATTGATGTTGTATTTGTACTTGTTCCATTTGCATTAATTGTTAACGGAGAAGTATTAATATCCATCAAGTAAACATAATAGTCGCTTCCTCCAGCATAATCAATATTTCTTACTCTTGCAGTACCTATTTTTGTATTTGAGTATGCAGAACCACTTAAAGTATTAATACTTGCGCTCGGAACAACGTGAAGATCTAACTCTGTTGTTTTTTCTACGTCAATGAAACCATTAGCACCACCAGAATAAACATTGCTAGCTACAATATAATTACCATAATCTAAAGAAAATGCATAATTATTTGAAGTATTTTTTGTGACGGCTTTTGGATTAGTTATAGAAACAGTTCCAATAGTCTCAAATTCAAATCCTTTAACATATGCCTTTCCTGGTTCAATATTGACTTTAAAAGTGTTTGCCACAGATTGATTTTCAGAAACCGTTACTCTGAACGGTTTAACAGTATAATCACCAGATTCGTCATAAGTTCTTCTTGCTAATGTTTTTTCCAATTCAGAATAAATTGGATATTGAACTTGTTTTGTAACAATTCCATTCTCAACTCTTAGTAGCTCAAAAAATTTGCTATCGTCTGTTGACGATAGAGTTCTTTTTGCTAATTCTAAAGTAAACTGGTATCTTGTTGCACCAGGAGCCTGATAATTGAACGAATCTTGAGCGGGATCTAGTAAAGAAGCATCGTCTGTATCATCAACTATTCCATCAACAATTTGCAACCCAACTCTATAAGTTGGAGAGCTGCTATAAGCATCTAAAACTATTGTCTGTGGTGCAACATATACAAAATAACCATCAACAAAGAAAACTCCCTCATTAATACTAACGATAGAACCATTAGCAGAAGAAGATGTTGCAGTTGTTAAAGCTCTGGTTGATGTATTTGAAACTAATACAACTTGTGTATCGTCAAATGCATTGCCTGTTAAGTACTTAACAAGAATAGTAGGATTTATTTGAGTTTGATCTATTGCAACAACAGTAGCTCTTGTTTCTGGCTTTGTTGTGTCTATTGTTGGGTCATTTTTTACTAATTTTCCAGAAAAAGTATTCAAATCAATGTCATTGCTATTATATTGTGATTGCAATTTAATTGATTTGACGCCAGTATCAAGAGTTAAGTGACCTCCTTGTACTGGAGATCCGTCTTGGAAAATATGACTACTGAACTGTTTAATCTGATTTTGTAAAATACTTTGTAACTGTGTGAGTTCCCTGGCTTGAACTGCATATCCTGGGCGAAATAGGATACGCATATAATTTTGTTCTCTTGGACCCCCAGTTGATTCAAAATCGTCATAATATGGGTCTACATCAAAATTAAAACTAGTATTTGCCATGTATTTTTACCTAAAACTTTAGAACCAATTTAATCTGTTCATATTGATTTGAATCTCTTGTTACAGTATCAACATTTTCAACGTATAGTATATCACCAGATCGTTTTATTCCAGGCGATGACTGGATACTTAGTCCAGTTCCGACCCCATTGACTGAAGATGCAGAGTTTTGTTTAGTCTGAAAGCTACTGTTAATGGTATTTGAAAACGTCCCCTTAACATTATTTAGTATGAAATATACAGGATAAACTCCATTGTAACCAACAATATCTCCTGTAAACCCAGAATCTTGAATAAACAAGTGACCAACAGCTGCTGATGCAGAACCATATGAAGTTGCCACATTAGTCGTCAGTCCAACTGCAGTGGCAGTTATATAATTTCCATTTGAATACTGTGGATTTCTTATTACAGATATTTGTCTAAATGTGACGTTTCCTGCTGTCGATGATAGTGGAAGGGTATTTGATTCTGTTGAAGAGAATTCAACGGCTAAACCAAGAAATTTTGCTCCTAGATCCTTAGCTGGATCTAATCCAAATCCACCTGTTGGACTTATTAATGCGGTCAAATTAGCGCCAGTTCCACCTGTTGCAGTTATTGTTGCATATGTATATCCAGAACCCGAGTTAGCTGTCAGTGTCTGTACAATAGTTGTAGAGTCAATAGCTGCAGAAGATTGCACATTGGCAAAGAAAGAGGCATTTGTTCCATCGCCAGAAACTGACAAGATATCTGCCGAAGAACTTGGTGTATTTGAGTTATAACCGCTACCGCCATCTAGAATTCTAATGTTTTCAATTGCACCATCTATTGCACTTGCAGATACAAGCGTATCTGTTATTACTGGAATCCATCTGACGCCATCATTATCTGTATAATAGAATTTTTCTTTGAGACCAGAAGGTATTGTAAATAGATATCTCCAAACATATCCATCTGAGTTATCCTGAATAAGTTTACCAATACTAAAATTTTCTGGTCTTAAAATAGGTTCAATAGAAGATTCCGAATTTCCGTTATTGAATAAACAAATAAAAACTTGGTCATATGAATTTCTCACATAAAAGTTTTTAACATATCTAGGATATACTGAGGTTACTTTTGAAAATTCGCTATTTGAATATGATGCTGAAATTGAAGTGTTAATTAATGCATTGGTATTATTTCCAATATAAACAATTTCTCTTCTAATTTTTGTTTCATTGGAAGATAACCCAGAAAATTCAATTATATCACCAACTACTAACTCATTTGTAAAAAAGGTTGAAGATAAATTTCCTGTAATATTATTGCTTCCAGAAACATAATCAATGCTTCCAGTTAGCAACGAAGTGCTATCATGAGAATACATTTCCTGATCACTGTCGAATTGACTATAGACAGTATTAGCAACCCAAAAATTGTCTGGAATAACTAAATTTACATCAGATGATGTTATTTTTTTTATAGAAATTAAATTACGAAATACAGTATTTAAATTTTCAACTGAATCTGTTACTTCTGGTTTCGTCCATTCAGAAACCTTTCCTAAACCAATATAGGTGTTTCCTGAAGAGTTCGTGATAGCATCTTCGTATGCTCTAGCAAGAAGCACACTGTTTAAAGTAGTAGCTTTTGAATAAACATGCATTATTTTTCTCTCACAACCTTAATTTTAGCGTTTAATAGATGCGGATCGATACAATAACCCAAATTTGTATTACTAATAGGAACCGTACTATCAAGTTGAATCAAATTATTTGTAACTGTTATTACCTTTCTGACATAAACATGATTATCATTTCCTGTAACGTCATAATCTGCCTTATCAAATATTCTTATTCTGTCGTTTGCAATAATCTTACTCTCAACATTTTCTGATATTGTTACATATGTAGAATTATTGGTGCTTAGATATCCGTATCCGAAAATTATAATTGGCTGAGATATATTTAGTATCGTAGAAGATGGGGTATTGAGCACAGTTCTTACAATCCTTCTATCTGGGTTGTCATAATTAATTATAATTGTATCGTTTGATGTTATTCCTGCAGTTGATGTATTTACTCTAAGTGTTATGAAGTTAGTTGTTCCGTTTGCAATCAACTTAGATGTATTTGCAGAACTCAAATTCAAGTTAGCATTAGCTCCAGCAACATAATAATTCGGGAAAAACTCAGGTCCAGAATTAATTGCTGCAGTATTACTCAACACTGAAATTGCATTTGTATAGGATATTATATTTCTTTGATCAAATACATCTGACAATCTATTATGTGCAATTAGTTCAGATCCTATAGGATGTACTATATTGAATAGTGTCTGTTTATATTCTTTAAGCTGCTTAGAAGATTCAAGAACATATGAGAAATTATGGTACTTATTTTTATCTTGAAGTTTCTTATCAGCACTCAAGAAGCCATCTGTATTTAAATAATATCCTGGATATGAAACTGTTCCGTCTACAAATATCAAATTAGCCTTGGCATATCCGTTACCATATATTTTCCTTCCAAGACTTGGATTTAAGTGTTGATTTGTTTCTGTTATTACCAATGCTGAAGAAGTGTTAAGAACTCCAGTATAATTAAACAATCTTATTGTTGCATTGCTGAAACCGACTTGATTTATTTCAGAAACATATCCAATATCAACATTAGCAAAGAATGTAGCATTTGCAATATCTGTACCTTGATAAACTGTTAACTCACTATCAGCTAAGAATGTGAACGAAAGATTATTGACATACACATCCATAACTTTTAGAGATACATTTGGTTTTGAAACGTATCCAAATCCATAATTGCTCATAGCAATCGATCTGATTTCTCCAATCTCATCAACTGTTAATGCTGCAATTGCACCATCATTAAATCCATATGCTTTTAATTGTGCACCAAATCCAGAAGTTGTCTGGACTGTTACAGTTGGCATTGTGGTATATCCATAACCTCTAGATGTTAAATTTATAGAAGTAATTGCACCAGATGGAGAGACATTGATATATCCAGTTGCAGGACCATTTAAACCATTGAACAATAAAACTTCGCCATTAGCATAACCACTACCAGCTGTTATTATTTCTATATTTGCAATATAACCAAGAGAACTAATTTCGACGTTAGTTGTTCCATTGATTTGATATACTGTATCAAATCTTAATGTTGGTGGCGCTGTATATCCTTGACCTTCTGCTTTCAATACTAGAGATTGAATTGGATAAAAATCAATTCCAGTATAACTAAAGCAAGAGAACAATGTAGAATTTATATTTGACAATGCATTATTTGGAAATGCTGGAGAGAACGGATTTTGATTAAGTAGGACAGAAGCGTATGGCTGTATAGTATCTGTTGGCAAAAATAATGTTATATTTGCTGCTGTATCAACTGTTCCAACTTCAACTAAAGCACCAGAACCAGTTGTGTCTGATGGGTCATTTACTACTGTTACTAATGTATTTGGATGATTTCTATATCCATAACCACCTTTAATTAGAGTTAAAGATTTAACAACACCCTTTGTCGTATCAGAAACTTCAGCTTTAGCAAATTTAAATCCAGCTCCAGATTTCTCGCCGTTTTCTGCAGTAAATCCGCCATAAATTACAGCAGGATCGCCGACTTTATATTTTTGACCCCTGTTATTAGGATTAACTATAACAGCATCAACAAATCCCAATATTCTTTCTGTGAAGATGCTATCATTTCCATTTTCATCTTGGTATTCAATTTCAATCAATTCATTATTAACAAATTCTCCTTCTATATTTGATAGAAAGATCTCTGAATATTTTGATTTTGTATACTCGTCGACTCTTGTAAAAACTTTCTCAACAACAGCTTTTGCTCTTGATACTTCACCAACTACTTGCCTTCTTTCAAGCAGTTTAAGTGGCACTGATTTTTCTTCTTTAAACGCAAAAGATATTGTTGCAATATTAGCTGATGCAGCAGATGTAAATTTACTAGCGACATTCCCAGAATAATATTTTTTAGTATATTGTAGAGAATATCTGTTATCGCCAAAATATGTATTTGCTAATGTGGTATTATTCGCACTATCTGTAAATAGTGGATTACCGAGTTCTTCCTTACCGAAAGACAAAATATAACAAGGAGTATTTTCGCCATCAATATTCAGAATAGTTTGTGTAGATGTTGAGGAATATGCGTAAATTGCATTTGAAGAAATAAATCCATTTTTTTGTAAATCACCAATTTCAAATGCTTCTATACCATCAAATTGAACCTTTACATAACTCTGATCTGTTCCTAATTGAAGAATAGATTCAATTGTGAATGGTGTTAATTTATTTTTAAATGTTATTATCTTGCTATTTTCAATATCAATTGATTGATTATAAAATGCCTCAACGATTTGAAAACAAACATTTGATGCACCATAACCAGAAAAATTATCACTGACTAACTTACTATTCGTAATTGATATAAATTGAGATCCAGCAGCATCAGAAACAATACTTGATTCATTATTTGCTATATAATCTGTTAATCTTGTTTTTAGTGTCGCTGGACTAATAGCACTGTTAACCCATATTTTATATGAAGTAAACGCTATTATTGTTGAATTTTTTCTTATATTATTACTGAATTCAACTGCTGTTGAATATGTATTTCCAGAGTAATATTCAGTTGGAGAAGATCTTGGCGCAAAATAATTTTTTGTAGATGATGCAGATTGAATTAAAAATGGTGTATCACTAACCTTTAAAGCAACTGGAAGTTGCCACTTACCGTCAGATGCGCGTAATATATTATCTCTTGGATATGATATGATCGCTTCTTTATTGAAGAGTACTCTGAATAGCCATTCAATTGAATTTTCTGTTCCTTTTTTCTGATAGAATTCTTTTGCACCTTTTAGAATTTTTACTAATTCTAGTTCTGTTCTTTCTGGGAAATAAGGAAGTAGTTCATTTTTAAAATAGGTTAGAAATGATTCTTCTATCTCATCAATATCACGATACTTCTCAGAGTTCATAATATGATAGACTGTATTTCCCTCAGTACTATCTTCTAACCAAGTATAATATAATTCTATGAATCTTCTGAAGGAAGGGGCACTTTCCTGATATTTTGCGTTTATAAAATCTGGAAGCTGAGATTCAATTAATCCAGATATTGTTTTTTCTGTATAAGCCATAGTTAATTACTAATCGCGCTTACGTTGACAATAATTGAATTAGGATCTGACGTATCAACTGCAATAATTTTATTTTTTGTAGTAGAAAAAACTGCATTTTTTGGATTAGCTTTTATTACCATTGTTCCATATGCATCTGATATCAGATTAGGATTAAATGAATATAGTACGATATACCCATCATTATAATAAATCGTCCCAGCTTCTTCATTAATAATTCTTTTAATTTTATTGCTATCAAAATAGTAAATTCTAAGATTACCAGTTTTTGCTTGTAATGTTGGAGAAAGTATTGCCCCAGTTCCATTTCCACCTGTTACAGTTATAGAAGCAGAAGTATAATCGACACCTGGTTTGATAACATTTACTCTCGTTATTTTCCCATTAACAATTACTGGTTCAAGTTCTGCACCGTTTCCATCTCCATCTACAGTTAGTGTTGGTGTTTCTGTATAATCAGAACCAGAATTGGTAATTATTACGTCAGTGATTCCTGTATATGACTGTGGTACTTCTTCTATAAATGCATCTCTCAGGACTCCAGTAGAGTCATAATATTTAAATCCAGTCGCGCCAACAACTTTTCTTGTTGCAGTTCCTTGGCTTAATGGAATTCCAAAATCAATTCTATAGTCTTTTGACTTATTAAGAGTTGGTCTAAATCTCTTTTCTAGAGTCAAAATTATCTCATTATTATCAATTGCAGGATCAGAATTATCTATCTCGCGCATTAGTTTAGAGTTTTTAAATGTTATATCAAACGAGTTTAAATTTGTACTTGCGTAATTAACTACAGCTTCTCTAACCGCAGATTTAATTTGACCTTCTGTCTTTGTTGTTTTAGTTGGATCATAAATTACATTAACTTCTAGATTTAAATAATTGTAATCTGGTGCAACATATTCTGGTTTTACTATTACTATGCTGTATGGTTTAATTACTTTATTTGCAACATAATCAATTTCTGCTGCGGTAACTTGATAATTGCTTATTGGTCTTACTGAGAAGAATACCTTACCATAAACTGGTGGGTCGTTATCTTCTCCACCCCAAACTGTAACAGCACTAAAATATGGGTATTTTCTGTTGATTAAACTTATGTAATCATTTTTTGTTACAGCTCTATTTTGAGAGATAAAAGATTTAGGTGCGACAAGTTTGATTTTATCAATTGATTCTTCTTCGGCACCAGAAGCTGATTCAGATACGGTTGTTGTTGTTGACGTATATCCAGCGATTTCATCTACTAATTTGAATGAGGTTATTCCGTTTGGCGGAGAACCAGAACTGACAAGGTATGAAACGATAACTATGTTACCGCCGACTAATCCCTTACCGATAATATCATTACCAAAGTATATCTGATACTTGCCATTTCTATTTTCTTCTATGTAAAATACAGTACTGTCTGATTCAACTTCTGTCGCATCTTCAGCTCTAATAAATGTTGTTTTATTAGAATTTTGTGCTGAAGTCTGAACTTGGACTAATAGTGTGGAAGTATCAATTCCTATATCTGGTAGTTCAAATAACTGTTTTGTGTTTGTTTGTGGATCATATGCAAAGGTGTATCCTTGTGGCTGACCTTCTTTTATTTCTAAATCATTAATTTCAAATACACCAGTAGAATTTTGGGAAACTACCTTCTGTTCAGGGTTCACAAAAATATAATTTTTACCATCTTTTTCAGAAGCAATAAATCTGCTAAATCTAGATAAAGTTAGAGTGCTTATCCCAGCAGTTGTACCAGAAAAGGCGACATTTACGGTTGCCTTAGATGCCACTCTAGACCTTGGAGTGTAACCTAATAATTTAGCATGTGAAACAACAGATGCTCTGGTGAGGGCAGTGTCAATAAACATTTCATTAGCAACCATATTCATATAGTATCCCATATAATGGGTATTATATGCCAAAACATCAAGAAGAACAGACATACCAGAACCTTCAAAGTTATAGTCAGAGAACTCGCTCTGGCTTTTCAAAAAAGCTTTTAAGTTAGACTTAATTGTACTAAAATCTAACTCTGTTACCTTCAGCTTTGAGTCTGTATCTGCCATTTTACCTGATTCTCTCTAAAAACAATCTTATTGTTATTGGTTCTGGGTTATTTGCATAATAGAATGTAATAAAAACTTTATAGCCATTTTTTTCTGAGAAAGCTTCGACGGAAACATCTTCCAACTTAACTCTTGGTTCAAAATTAATAACTGTTTGTTTAATTACATCTTGCATAAGAATAGTAGAAGTCGAGTCTATTGGCTCGAATAACATTCTTTTTAAATCGCATCCAATATCAGGCTGGAATAACCTCTCATAGTTAGAGGTATTGAATAGATTCATTAGAGATGCAGCCACTGCTGATATATCTTTTTTCTTTAGAATATCACCTGTAACGGGATGTTTACCAAAATCAAGGTCTAAATCGGAATATGTTCTTGTTATTAATGCCATTTATTTAACCGAATAAAGACTTTCCATTCGAACTTAGAATTTTATCTAATAATCCCTTAGTATTTACGTTGCTATATCCAAGATTAATATTAGTCAGCGTCGACATAGATTCAATCTTTTTACTTACGTCATAAAAAGTTTGTACGTCTGACTGAACGCTATTGTTTAAGGTATTACTGGTATTATTTATACTATTTGTAAGATCGGTTATATAAGCCTGTTTAAATGCGCTGGTTTGGGAGGTAAAGTCTGATGTTTGCATATATGCAAACGATTCGTTTATTTTCCTCTTGAGTAGATAAATTTCATCCTGTTTACCCAAACTTGACGTTAGTTTTGCAGCATAATCTGTTTTATCATCTGGCATTAAAGAAGCCATTGAGGTTGTAGATTCTAGAATTTTCTCCAAATCAATTGTTTTATCTGCGGATGTAACAGGGTTGTCAAATAAAGTAGCATATATCACCAAATCTGTATTTGCAAGGGTAGTATTGGCTGAAAGATATACATTATTAGAGTCTATATTTGCAGTAAAATCAACAAATGGATCTATTGTATAAATTAAATCAGTTACTCTTGTATAAACTAATTTATTATCATGTATAAGATATACGTCTGATAACTGATGTTCGACGTTCGATGATGCTTGTATTGTTATTTTTGCTGATCTGTACTCTGATTTGCTGAACTGTGCGATCACGTTTGGTCCGTTATTTAATCCAAAATAGAAAAGATCAGCTTGAACAGGCATAATTTATCTACCACCAGGAGTTTGTGGGTTTGTTAATGGTTTACTTAAATCGCTATCAGAGGCTACTGTTACCCCTGAAATTCTATCTGTATGCTCTTTAAATTTCTGCAGTTCAGAAAAGCATCCGCCAATTCCGTCTCCACCGCCCATTGCTTTTTTTAACTCACCATAGACTGTTGATAAAGTAGGATCTGTAGCTATTGCATTTAATACTGAATCAAGTTCTTGAAAATTATTTTTTGTATAATTCTCAATAGTTCCTTTAATATCGTCTACAAGACCACCTATTGGATTTTCGGTAATTGCTGATAAGGTTCCGACAGCTGAAGAAATTTCGTTTGCAGCAGAAGTTAATGAAGATAAAACCTTCCCACCAACTTGTGTTACAATTGTTGTTCCCATAACCGTTGTGGTTGGAATTGGAGCTAGAGGTGATCCACCTATTAGGCTCAAACAAATTTTCTTTACTACTGATTTTGTTACTGACATTATTCTAACTCTATTTGTTCTAGTGAATATAGTGTCTCATAGTCAACGTAGATATCAGTATCTGCTGGTAGAGATTCTGATAGTCTTGAGCTAAGATCTGGTATCTGTTTATCAGTTGAAGATAAGTTAAAGGTACTATTGAGTTGATGCATTCTATAATTTAATTCATTAAGTGGTTCTGCAATATTATCAATTTTATCGTGTATTTCGTTGTTTAATTCTACAACTCTGTCATTTAAGTCAATCAATGGGTCATATATCTTCTCAAGTTTTGTTGAGAATTTATCAAGTTCTCCGAGTGCATTAGTAATAAAATTTGTTTTCGGGAATATTTCTTTACCTATTAATTTCTCAACAGGCTGTAATTTATTAGATATCTGATTGTATAGTTTATCTGCATCTTTCATTATATCTGTGACCTTACTTATAAATTCAGTTACTGGTGCTAATTCCTTTGATACTGTTTCTTGGATTTTACCAATAGCACCAGTTACTGTATCCGTAGCTGAATCTATTTTGTCTTTAATCGTTTCAATAGCATCTCCAACTTTAGAAACAGTAGCCTTTAGTGTGGATGAAAGTTCACTTTCAGTTCCTATCTTTTTAGATGTTACGGATACTTCTTCCAACCCAAGTTCTACAGATTCTGGTTCAGTGGCAGATCCTTCTTGTATCATTACAGCTGCAGCGGGTATAGAAACATCTCCTCCTGCAAGAGTTGTACTTCCACCAGATAGGCTGAGTACTCCTTCTGTTCCAACTTTAACAGAACTACCTGCTTTGATGTTTGTTGTATTTTCTGACTCTACACTGATTTTACCACCTTTCACATTTACTTTACCAGAGGAGGTTCCAGCAGAAGCATTTAAATTTATTTCTGCGGCTTCCAATGTAAATTTACCTGTAACTTTCATGTTACAATCGCCCTCAATAGTTATGGCGCATCTACCACCAACATACACATTGTTTTTTCCCATTATAACAGTATAGTTATCTTTTATTACTTTTTCAATTCTATTCCCATCAGCATCAAATTCAATAAAAGCCCCAGTTTTATGTGCTAACTGGACTCGTTCATTTCCTGGAGTATCATCCATTTCAAATGCATGTCCAGATTCAGTTTCATGAGCGTAATTAAATGGGTATACAGGAGAAAAAGTTGGCGTTGGCTCATTCCAAGTTATACCTCTAGCAGTTTTTATATCCTTCTTTAAATTTTTTCTACGTTTTTCTATTATTGTGCTGGTTGGTTTATTTCTTGATAGTCTAGATAATGTTGGCTCGCCTAATTTAGATTTTAGCGGATATGGTTCAGTTGTTGGTTGATCTGAGAATGATGTTCTTGGATCACTAAATCCTTTAGTATAATCTGGTTTTGTAACAGGAATTCCTGGGATAACTCCAACAACAACTGGATTTTGTGCAGATTCTGCATCAAGGAAAAATCCAAAAACTACATCTCCTTCTTTTGCAGTATATGAAGCTGGAATGTTTGGAGACTGTGTTATGAATGCCCAAGGCAAAGAATCTGTTGGGATCATTTCTTTGTTATCAGTATGCCAACCAAAACATCTCACACGAACGCGCCCAAGTTTATCTGGATCGTTGCGGCTTTCAACCACACCAATAAACCAGATAAATCCTTCCCTACCTATTGAATATCTTTCTTGTGGCATTATGAAGCTACTTTATTAAATACGTTTCTACCAGAAGGAAGTTGAGATGCATATGAATCAGATGTTAATTCAACTACAGATTCAAAAATTCCTGAACTTTTGAAGACATGGGTAATATCAGCAACTAGATATTTTCCTGATCTAAATTCATCATATTGTTTTCCCTTTGCATCTGCTGCTACATATTTTGGGAATGTTAAATTAACAATATCACCAACATTCATCGTTATATCACCAGAAATTATACCGCGAACTCTAAAATTATTAATAAGGTTTTTATGTAGTTGTCTATTCATAAGCCATTTGTCGACGGCATTTTCTTTTTCTGTTGCAGTATCATTTGTAGAAATATATGTTTTATAATTTGCAAGATAACTCGTCATTAATCTAGGATCATTAATAGGTGAATAATTATTCAGCAATCTCTTTTGATTTTGTGCAGTCAAGATACTGTAATCATTATATTTAAACTGTTGTGAATATAGATTTACAGATAATAATTTAGATGCAAATGCTCCACTTCCAGAAGATGCAATCATATCAAAGTCGTTAATGATTGTTAAATTTTCGAAAGAATTTTTATTTCTAGCAATATCTACTGGTAAATTTGGTTCTTTGTTAATTCCTTTCATATCACAAATTAATTCTTTTGTTACTGATTTTTTATAAAGGCTTTGTAAAGAAATAAATTCAAATCCCTTTGTGTTTTCATAGAAATAATAACAAAAACTTGGTGTTACACTGTATGATCTAGAAACAGCCCAGTTAATTGCTTCAAATGGTCTATAATTTGGAACTATAAAATTATGAACTCCAGTTGTATTTTCTAATTTTGAAATCTTTTTATCGCTTACTAATAGAAAACTTTTTAATATATCAAAAACTATTTCCGATGTTTTCCTATTTTTATATGCCTTACTGACTAGAGTTGTGTTTGATATCATTAATTCATCGCTAGTGAAATATATAATATACTTCGAACCAGCATTATTGTTATTTCTTCTATCACTTACTTTATAAACTCTAAAAAGTTTCTCTAATGGTATTCCTAATGTTGGCTGATCAATCCTGATTCTAAGATATTCATTCCCATTTAAATAAAAAGAATTAAATAAATCGTTACCATCAACAACAAGTATAGTACCAAACATAACCATAGCATCAATACTTTGCTGTATCTTTAATTCCACCATTATATTTTTTAATGATATTGTTTGACCCGCAGAATTGATTAAATCTAGCGATTTAACATCAAAGTCTTTAGATGTATACATACCAGGAGCAATAGTTTCAGCCATTTCGCATTAATACCTTAAATTCTTCTTCTACTCTACCAACATATGATGGGTCTAGAAGTTTTATAATTCTTTTTGATTCATTCGAAGATTCTTCATAATCATATACTGAAATATAATTGATTGTTACTGTGACACTAACTGAGCTGGTATTACTTAATGCTGTATCAAAAGACTCCGAAACAACAGGTAATATTGGATTTGAGTATGTTGGAAGCGATCTAGTAGTTACAGATCCAGTATCATAATTAATATCGTTTTCGTTTACTATGAAGCTTTCAGTATTATTATATTTTATTGCACCATATTCAGAATATACTTTAGTTACTTTTTTTTCGTAATGATGGAGCGTTGTTTTGGAAGTATCTATGTCCATACCATATTTGTTGTAGATAAATTTTGCAAATTCTGACTGTTTTAATGGAAAATCGTAATATGGGTTTAAAATATTATTAAACAACAAAACAATCCATTGTCTATCTACATCGCCATAAAGTTTATGTGCAATAATTTCTGGTGTATCTGAATCTTTAACTTGATATTCATATGCTATAGCAGAATTTTCTGTTATTTCTTTCAGAAAAGTTGATCTTTGTAATATATTAGTAACCAGTTGTGAATTAAACTGATTATCTTCTAGATTATAAAATGTTTTTGCAAAATTCTCAAAATACTTTGACATTAGTATCCAGCCTTAACGAGATCTTTATGGATAACTTCAACTTCTTTGAACCTTAAAACAACTTCAATGTTTACTGGTCTTCCGTCTTTAAATGTTACAAACTGACCAGACTGACCAACATAATTAACGCTCATCGCTTCCAATACACAAGTGGAAAATCTATGTAATGCTTCATTTAATGTATCGCCGTCTGGTCCTTTAAATCTATATTCTATATCAAATTCAGAAGGCGGGATAAAGAATCTTCCACCAGAAGTCTTTTCTATTTCTGGAGCTGAATGAAATCTAAACATTCTAATAATTTTTGCAACTTGATCCGATTCATCTTCATTTCTCGGTAAGAAATTAAATGTGAATTCAAACCCTCTAACATCTGTTGTTTCAAATAATATTTCTATTTGTGGATTTTGTGCATACCCAAATGATTGCAATATGACATTCTCTATTCCTTCGCCAAATACACCCAATTTTTGACCAGCGCCACCGAGTACACCCGCCTTAAATTCATTTCCCGCTGGTGATTTTAAAATTTCATCAACAAAACCTTGAGAAGCATTGAGAAAATCTGTTGCAGGTTTTTTTGGATCCAAAACAGCTTCTGCAACTGCACTACTGAAATTTGGTAAATTATTCTTATATGTTTCAAATGCTGAAGTTATACTTCCACCAGCTTGAGAAGCTAAACCAGCTAATCCTAGTGCTTTAGTTAATGATATTTTTCCATATTGATTCTGAGTTTGCATCACTACTTGATCAGGGATATACAGTTCAATGGTTTGTAATAATCTTTTTGTTTGTCTAGTCAATTTAATGTTTGAATAGATGGAATCAGCAATATATCCAACAGCTGTTGCTCCTACTGCTGTGCCAATACCAGAATTTATTGTACCACTTACTCCGCTAAAATTTTTAGACTGAGAAGCTATATCACCGATTACTTCTTGTCCAGCCCAAAGAACACCTGCTGCAACGCCAACTTGTCCACCTGTGTTTATAGTCTGACCATACCTTATTTTATTTGTATCCGATTGCGATTGAATTGATGATGTTTCGAAAATATTTTCTTTTGTATATCTTGACTCTGTTTTTTGATTAATATTAAATCGTATATAATGTGGGTATCGATTTGTCTTTAAATCAATTGGATATTTTAATTCTCCAGCATCATTTACAAAATATTTGTTTTGTTCAAGAGACGATAAAGGACCGCCAGTGCCCTTTATTTTTGTAGTTGGGAGTATTTCTATTTCTTCCAAACCGTCTTTATTTGGATCTGACATCTATTTTTCCTATAAATAGTGATATGGCATATTCAGGTAAATTTACACCCAAAAATCCTAATAAATATTTAGGCGATTCCACAAACATTTGGTATAGAAGTTTGTGGGAACGTCGTGTTATGGTGCACTTAGATGACAATAAGAACGTTCTAGAATGGTCTAGCGAGGAGATTGTAATACCATATGTCTCGCCAGTTGATAGTCGCTGGCACAGATATTTTCCTGATTTTTTTGTTAGAACTAATACTGGAGCAATGATTTTAGAGGTAAAACCACTAAACCAGTCTGTTGCGCCAACAGTTAGTAAGAAAGTTACAAAAAGATACATTAATGAGGTTGTGACCTATGGCGTAAATCAGGCTAAGTGGAAGGCTGCTGAGGAATACTGTTTAGATAGAGGCTGGAAGTTTAAGGTTATTACTGAAAAGGATCTTGGAATTTAATGCCATCATTGTATGAAAAACTTAGTAAAGAGATGTCTGCAGCTGGTATAAAGCCAAGAACAGACACTGCCAGAGCATGGCTATTCAGTAAGATGCAAAAGTTGAAAATTCCTTCCAACAGAGGCAATCTTCTAAATGATCCAAAAAGAGGTACTGGATTTGCTTTAATTGGTAAGATGTACTTCTTTCATTACGACCCAAAACATAAAGAAACTCTGCCTATGTACGATAGATTCCCGCTCGTACTTCCAATGGATTTATATTCTGATGGCTTTCTTGGGATCAATTTGCATTACCTAGACCCATACACTAGGTTATACCTTCTAGACCTCTTGCACGATTTCATAAACAACGATAAATACGATGATGCAACTCGTTTTAAGTTAGCCTATCGTACTCTTAATGCTTCCAAAAGGTATAATCTGATTAAGCCATGCATCAAAAGATATTTGTTCGAACATGTTATGTCCTCGATGATTTACATAGAGCCAGATAGTTGGGAAACCGCAATCTTCTTACCAACAGAAAAAATGGTATATAACCAATGACATTTTCACCAGATAAATTTAGATCACATATAGCAAAACACGGCGATTTGGCTAAACCCTCAAAGTTTCAAGTTCAGATATTCAGAAGCAGCAGCGCAAGGCAAAAATTTGAGGTAAAGGGAGATCCAAATAAAGAAGTTAGTAGTGACGGAACTTTAGAAGAAGTTGTTGTTACTGCTCCTCGTTTAGACGATTCTAGATATCTATCTCTACAGTGTGAGGCTACAGAATTGCCAGGATTTACGGTTAATACCCTTGAATCTAAAGTTTATGGTCCTTCTTGGCATGTTGCAACAACACCATCATATAGCGATATTACTTTAACATTCCTTTGCACTTCAGATATGTGGGAAAAGAAATATTTTGAGGATTGGATGCAGAGTATAATACCGACAGGTTATTATTCCACAGATTCAATAATAAATGATGGTGCATCCCATGTTGCATATAGAGATAGTTATCTTTCAACGATAGTCATTGATCAGTTTAAAGAAAGTGGAGAAAATAACATACCTTATCGTTGTGCATTACTTCAGGCTTTTCCTATAGCTATACAAGCTCTTCCATTGAATTGGGGAGATAGTGAAGGAATACATAGACTTGCGGTTGTTTTTAAATATTATAAATGGACAAGAGCTGATAAAGATGTCATCAATTCTGTAAAACAAGAAAAAAATAAACCGATAAAAGATGATGTTAAGGACATATTAGACGGAATTAAAAATATTTTTAAATGAAAAGAGGTTAGATTATGGCATTACCGATAATTCAACAGCCAATATTTGAAGTGTATCTGAAATCTCTTGACAAAGCAATTAGATTCAGACCATTTTTAGTAAAAGAAGAAAAGATACTTTTGATTGCAAAAGAATCAGAAGATGACGCAGCAATATTTAATGCAATAAAACAAATTATAACTAACTGCTGTATTGACGAAATAGATGTAGCGTCTCTCCCGATGTTTGATATTGAAATGTTTTTTGTTCACTTAAGAATAAAATCTATTGGAGAAAAAATTCCATTAAATTTTAAATGTGAGAAAAAATTAAAAGATTCAGAAGAAATATGCGGATTAATTAACGAGTATGAATTAGACCTGAATAATATTAAATATGAAGTAGCACAAAATCATAAAAACATTATTATGTTATCTGATTCTATTGGAATAAAGATGAAATATCCAGTACTGGATAGTATTGCTAAAAATATTTCTGATAACGTATTAAGTGATTCAATTAAATTCGTTTCAAATTATGTTGATTACATATTCGATTCCGATCAAATTTATGATCGCTCTCAGTTTAATAACGAAGATTTTGAAAAATTTTTGGGTGATTTAACAACTGATCAGTTAGAAAGTATATTGCAATTTTTTGTAACTTCTCCAAAAGTTACTTTACAAGAAACTACAAAATGCAAAAAATGTGAAAACGATCATTTAATTTATGCGGAGAACCTATACAGTTTTTTTATTTGAGCTTTGGTTATGATTCTTTGAAAAATTTTATTGAAACTAACTTTGCATTAATGCAGCACCACAAATATGCATATAATGACTTAGAGAGTATGATTGCATGGGAAAGGCAAGTTTATGTTACTTTGTTGACGAATCATATTAAAGAAGAAAACGAAAAGATTAAATTAAGGCAACAAACGGTAAGAAGATAAAATGGCATATGTAAATGTACTATCAGGATTGTCAGATTCTTTAGCGAATAGTGTAAAGAATCTGAAAAATGTTTTAAAAAAACCAAGCAAAGAACAAAAGTTAGATAATAAAAAAGATCAAAATGAATTTAATTCACAAAAATTGGATGGCTTAAACAGCCAATTATCAAATATAACTGCGTACTTACAATCGTTTGCAATAACACAAAGCCATGTAACTTCTACAGTTGTTTCAAAACTTGAAAAAATTGAACAAAGAGTTGAGTATTTAAACACAAGATTATCTCCTAGAGTATTAATGATTGGCAAAGGCAAAAATGCTCAATCTGTTCGATTCGATCCATTAGCTCCACAAGGAAAGCAAGTAACTTACTTAACTTCAGGCGGCAAGGCAGGAGCATTTGCTTCTAAAAAAGGCGGAATCACTAGCGATTATGAAATCGCAACAACAAAAATAGCTAGAGGAACCGTAACTGAACCAGTAAAAACTGTGGAAACAAAGAAAGAAAGATCTGCTCTTTATAAAAGGTTAGCATATGAACCTAGTGAAGATGATCCTGTTATGATTTTAAAGAAATCTATGGAAAAAAACTTTAAGAAAATTTTTGAATCGCTTGAAGAAATTAAAGCAACTAGTGGTGGCGATGGTGGCGGCGTTGGTTCTGGTACTCTAGCTTTTGTAGCAAAATTATTAAAATATCTTCCTAGATCAGCAATCGCAACTCTAGAGCGTGTACCTGCATTAGCAGCAACAATAGCTCTTGCTCAGAGCATTAATGAAGGTATGAAAGAAGGTGGCAATAAAGCTGTTATTAATGTTGTTAAGGATGTGACAAAAGAGCAAGAAAGAAGAGGATTTAATCCTGAATCTTCGTATCCTGCTTATAAACAAGCTTTAGAAACATCTTGGAATGCAACACCAATGGATAAAAGAGAATTCAGTAAACAAACATGGCTTTATAGTTCTGAATTAAGTAATCTTGAGAAATCAATGGCAAAAAGATATTTTCAAGAAATTAAAGAGCCAACACCACCAGCAGCAGCAGATTCAAAAAATTTAGGAAAATCAGCAACTGATCAAGAACTTAAAGCTATAAGTGAAACTGGCACTTCTGAAGAAGCAATGAAATTTTTTCAAGATAAAGGTTGGTCAAAAGCACAGGCTGCTGGTATTGTTGGTAATCTGTACATGGAATCTAGATTAAAAACAGATGCGCTTGGTGATAATAAAATGGCTTATGGGATTGCACAATGGCATCCTGCTAGACAAGCAAATTTTAACAGCGAGTATAAAAAAGATATTAGACAATCAACTTTTAAAGAGCAACTAGAATTTGTAAATTGGGAACTGAATAATGGCGAATATAAAAATGCAGGAGATAGTTTACGCAAAGCAAAAAATCCTGCTGATGCTGCATACATAGTTGATAAACAATATGAGCGTTCTAAAGGATATCACACAAAAAAGCGTATGGATTATGCCAACAAGTTATTTGGTAAAGAAACTTCTGCGCTTCCAACTCCAACTCCTCCTGCTAAACATATTAAATCAGCACCAAGTTATGGTGGTCCATTGGCTGGACCAGAAACTGCTATGTTATCAACACCAGCAAAAAATATTTCAGGAAAAGATATATCCACTCAGTCAGCTACAATAGCTGATACGAAAACAATGTTGGCATCAGTTTCACAGCCTGTTGTTATTAACAATATAGCTCAAACTCCTCCAGCACAACAACCAGTACAGCAACAAAATACAATGTTACCAATAGCTTCTGTTGATGACATTGATAAATCTCTTAAGACATCATTCAATAGAGATCGTTGGGCATAAAAAAAGGGGAGCCGAAGCTCCCCTTCTTATTACTCGTTAGCGAGTTTTTCAAAATAACTCATATCCTCATCGTCATCTACTGATAGTGATTCAGCAGTGACCTTTGGCTTTGCTGACTTTGGCTCGCTCCATGCAGCCTCATCATCTTCAACCTTCTTAGCAGTAGCAGCTGCAACACCACCAGCACCAAGAACCTTATCCAACTTTGCCTTCAATTCGTCATACGACTTAAAGTTCTTTGGATCAAGGAATTCCTTTAGAGAATAAGAACCCTTCCAAACCTTTTCAATCTTAGCATCATCATCGAACATTGCAGATTGAACGTCAAACTCGCTCTTGTCGTAGTTTCGATATCCTTCGACCTGACGAATCTTGACCTTGAAGTTTGCACCCTTCCAGAAGTCAAAGGGATTCAATGGCTTCTCATCTTCGAACTGCGGGCTTAGCTTTTCGTTGATCTTATCGAAGATCTTCTTGCCAAACTTATAAAGGAAAACCTTGCCTTCGTTCTCAGGATGCTTAGGATCAGAGACAACCAGAATGTTGCTGATATAATTCAGCTTGCGCTTCTGCTTACGGGCGATCTCCTTATTGGCTTCAACGCCAGAGTTCCAGAGTTTCGTATTATACTCAGAGACAGGATCTTTCTGATTGATAGTAGTCAGGCTATTCTCGATGTACCAGCCACCAGGACCTTGAAAGCCATGGTTCCAGATCTGGACCCAAGGAAGTCCATCTTCGCCATCAACAGCTGGAGCATCCAGGAAACGAATAACAGCATAGCCATTACCAGCCTTGTCCACTTCTGGTTGCCAGAAACGATCATCTACTGATGATGTATTAGTAGTCCTTCCTGCGCTCTCCATTGCTGACTTGAGTTTGTCAAGAGAGTTGTTCTTTTTACGATCTGATAGATTCATTTGTATTACCTCGTATGATTTGTATTAAATGTATAACGTCTTATTCACATTAACATCACGATATATTATATAGTATTTTGTTCTGAAAGTAAAGATTTTATGATCAACTTATACTTCGGAACATTCACACTCAAGAAGTCGCTGTACTTGCGAATCTTCATTGAAATTTTAGGATAGAGAATATCATCATCAATACACTTATCCCATTTATCAAGGAACCCCAACATCTTATTCAGAATAACCATTGTTTCAATAGTTACATCTTTCTGAAGGAAGGCAGTTAGTAATGCTGGATGAGAACCTTCTTGAACAAGAAATAAATTATTGAATGTATTTGGTGATTTATCTGGTAACAAGTTTATAACGTCATTCTTGAATGATTCAGACATCGACTCAGTAACTTTTTTCCAGTTACGATAGACATCGCCTGATTCTTCTTCTAGAAGATTCTTAGTCCATGTATCGTTACTATGTACGAAATTAGCAACCAAAAAACTCACAACTTCTTCATCTTTATATTTACGCGCAAGCTTATGAAAGAAGTATTTGTCCTTCCTTTTGTCAAAAGATTCTCTTGTAGTCTTTGTCTTGCCGTTATATGTCAGATAGTTATATGAAGAATTGAAGTGAAGTTTTATTGCTTGGTACTCGCAATAAAATTCGTATGCATTCATATTGGAAGTTTAGCTGACCTTTCAATGTAACCAAGAGATTGTGCTTGTTGTTCAAGCTTTGATAGCAATACATCGTTTACCAGTCCAGCTGCTACTTCAACTTCTAAACCAATCTCATCACAATATGTTATCATTGCATCCATACAGTCAGTGTTTAATTTTTCAGCTCTTGTCATTACAATAGTGCTGAAATTATTTTTTTCTTCGCGTGTTGGCATTGTTACCTTCCATAAAAAATGTGGTTACCAATTGTAGCAATATGCTGCTTTTGATAAGCCCAGCGTGGGCGAACGTAATTGGCATGGTAGTGGTATGCCTTGTTACCAATTATACTAGATCTTGCGTTTTTTAGCAAAACATCTTTAGCGATTTTTAGTGATGTCATATAGGCTTGACGATTACCAATTACATCTGGTTTGCCATCGCATGTCCAAGAGAATTGACAGACTGATCTATACTTCTGGTGAACGACACCACATACAGTCTTTGGATATAATTTGCTGCTAACTCGATTCATCGTTACAGTTGCAACTGCCAGCTTACCCTGATATGATTCAAAGCCAGACTCAAAATAGATGTTCTGAGCCATACAGTCAATTTCACGCGACAGAAACATCTCTTTCACTTTGGCTGCTTTTTCTTCTGCAACTTTTCTTTTGTAGGCAGCAACTCTTTCTTTTTCAATATACGAATCAAGAGCATTAGATAGATACCCAACAGTTTGCTCAGAAGCTTCTCTGTATTGAGCATATTCCCTCTCTAGATTTTCATAATGTCGCTTTTGACCAATGGCTGCAGCAATTACAGCACTGAACACAAGAATTGACATCCATCGAATAAAAAGTGTATAATGCGTCTCTGACATATTTGTCATGATAAATCAACCTCGCAGATAATAATTAAATCAACTGTTCTCGCGTTGCCTTGAGAACCAATACCCAATAATCTGCATCACACCTGCAGTTACAACACCCAACAAGGCAGTTAACGCATCGCGCCAAGTTGGTGGTGTATTAATATATCCCAATAAAAACAAACTCAGAATAAAGAAATAACCAGCTATGAATAACACACTCAGCGCAACTTGCGTATAAGCAAAGATTTTTCTAAAACTATAAACTGTAGTTGGTTGAGTGCCTTGTTCGTCAGCCATTCTTTTCTCCTTTAACTGAGGTGGGTTTATTCTGTTACCAAGGAAACCCACTCACGCGAAAACTCTGGAATTCTACACCGCTATTAGGCGGCTAGTGCCATGTCGTAAACATCATCGTTTGCGTTTACTTTTTTTGCGCTGATTGCGTCAGTCGCCTCTCGGGTAGTCAGTCTTCCTATTATACGCCAATCGAAACCTGTCAGCCCCATCAAAAGCATACTGCAAGGAACAACCTAATCCTTTTTCAGTTGTTTACCGTTGCTATTTCAGGGCAACGCAATATGCTTTTGGTGGAGCTGGGGGTATCGAAACCCCGTCTTGCCGTTTTTACGATTTCCTCATACTACCATATCAACTTTCTACCTACACTCCAACCATCTGAAATTTCTTCTGACTTCGGAATACATTTAGAAATTTTTAACTCTTGATTATATATCCACTTTTTACCAAAGTTTGAATTTTTCTCTCCACTTTGGTGCTTGATATTTTTAAATGTTTGTTTTCGTTTCGCTTTTGCTTCATCAGTTTGAGCCAATGAAGCAACTTGTTTCCTAAACTCTTCATTAATGGCAAAATTTCCTTGGGTTTGTGTTCCAGTAAATGGATTTCCTAACCTCTTCAATCTTTCTTTGGCTGCTTCAGACTGAACTTGACGTATCAATTCATCTCTCGGAATCATCTTGGATAGTCCTTGCCAAGCGAGATAGTCTTGCCAATGACCGTGCTCTTCAAATAATCTTTTATGGGCTTCGGCGTGTTCTTCTACACTCAGGTCTATTAAGTTAGAAGGATCATCGCTTCCGCCCATATACTTCGGTATTATATGATGTTTATGCATAGAAAAACTCCTTATCTATGCATATTTATAAAAAGTGCGATTTAGGGAATCGCACCCGCGTCCAAGATGCCTTTAGCTATGAGTTTACTACCATTATTACGGTTGCAATTTTCCACAATGTGGACAATACATTTTAATTGGTGGAATCCAGTTATCACTACTAGCAATAGACCACCAAAGATAGCACCATTCACACGAAAAGTGCCATATGGTTTCTTTACTTACGGTCTTGGTCTTTTCCATCGCCAAAGTTGCTTCCGCCACCAAAGTTTCCCTTTCCAGGACCAGTTGATGGTGGATTAGCTCCTGGCTTCTTCTTGCTCAATACCTTTGTAACAAGAAAAGCAACAAACAATCCAACAGCAATTAAAAGCAATAAAGTATCCATAGTTCCCCCTTACTTTTTAGATGACATCTTAGTCGACTTCTTTGCAGGCTTCTTCTTAGCAGCAGTCTTTTTCTTTGCTACCTTTTTTACCGATTTTTCAACAACAACATCATTCGAATTTACTTCGTCCTCACTTTCCCATGCATCATTCATTGGATCCCATGCATCTTCATACAACCATGGGAGTTCTGCTTGTTCATTTGAATCTTTTACTTCACCAATAAATTCATCATTCCATTGATTCGAATCATCATTTAATTTCTTTTTCTTGAGAGCATTCATTCCAATAAAAAGACCATAAAGAGCAACGAGACCGAGTAGAATTGTAAGCAATGCAATCATTTTAGTATCCTCTATACTTAGAAATATAAACCTTTAATTCATCTATATAGTCTTCAGGTTTAACCTTTAAGACTTGACAGAAATTAGCCGTATCAACACCAATCATAATAACAACCTGAGAAATTGGCAACTTAGTCATCTCAGTGAACATCGTAGAATACGCTGCTCCCTGCATAAAATAGTTTCCAATCTGTTCTTTCTTCTTTAACCTGACCGAAGTCTTAAAGTCAATTACAGAAAGAACACCATTAAACTCAGCAATACAGTCAACAGTACCTGCCAACCCAAGTTCATGAGAATGCAGTGGTGTTTCAAGACAATGTATATTATTTAGCTTGTCTAACTCAGGCTTCATTCGATAGAACAAAGACTTCACATTAGGCATCATTTCTTCGTTTGAAATGTCTTCATTAAGTATATATTTCTCAATAAGACTATGAACCGAAGTTCCTCTAGTAGTTGCTTGCCTTGATACTTTAGCAGCATGTTCTTCCCCAACTCTAGCTTTCCATTCCAATAATTCCTTCTTTCCATAATTAGAAAGAACAGTTGTTACTGACGGATACTTCTCACCAGTTGGAGTAACGTATAGTCTTTGACCTTCTACGTTTTCTCTAATGAGTTTAGGAAATTCATGTTGTATATGATTAAACATTAATATATCACTTAATACTGCTACACAGTTATTATACTATTATTACATTCAATTGTCAAGTATTTTCAGAACTATTTTCATAGTTGTCAACGGCAATTAGAAAGTCTTTCACTAGACTAGATCTTACAATATCATCTGGTGTAAACTCAACATTGGTAAATGATTGCATTGTTTTTGCAATAGCATGGAATTTAATAAGACCAGACTTATCGTTATTCTTTCTATACAGATCAGTCTGGCGATAATCTCCGCAAAACATGATCTTAGAACGATAGCCAACACGTGTCATAATTGTTGAAAGCTCTTCCCAGTTTAGATTCTGGCATTCGTCAACAATAATGATTGCGTCGTCAAAACTCATTCCACGAATAAAGCTAGTTGAAATGAATTCAATCTTTCTCTGATCTTTAAGGCATTCATATGCATCTCGACGACCGAATAGAGTGTGGCAAATTTGCATATATGGCTGTTCATACAAAGACATCTTTTCTTCCACTGATCCTGGAGTAAATCCCATATCTCGAGACTGTACTGCAGAACGAACTATTACAACTCTTTGAAATGATGTGTTTTTGTCAAAAACTTCTTCAATTGCTTTATAGCATGCAATGAAAGATTTACCTGTACCAGCTGATCCAGTTAACATTATAAAGTAATCGCCTCGCTTATATGCGTCAAAGAATTTAGCCTGATTATCCGTCAGTGGTGTGAACGCCTTCAGTTCACTAGGCTTTATTCTTGGTATTACTTTCTTATCATCTTCTATTTCAACGTCAACATTACCAGATGGTTTTTTTCTTGACAAAATTTACCTGCCTTGTTTTAGTTCTCTTTGTTTTTTGGCGTGCTTCTCAATAACTTGTTTGGTCTTAATTTCTTTGATTGATCGTTTGCCATATCTATCAGCAAGATTACTGACTGGATGATTTTCTGCAATCTTAGACAATACTTCTTTCCATGTATTGTCTGTTTTACTATCGTGGCTCTTTAATCCCATTCCAGTAGCAATAGGCAGCGGAGAAAGAATCTGCTCTATATGTGGATTGTCTTTCAGATACTGCTCTTTAGCAGCAATTGATAGGAATTCTTCGTATTGTTTTTTCTTTTTAGTATCATAAAAAATATATGTTGGCATAAATCACTCTTTGTGTCTTTTTACACTTCCATCAGGCTGTATATGATATGCTTTAAAAGTCATCATCCTTCCACCATTCAGGCTTCTCGCGATTTGTCCATTTAGCCATTCGGACTTTATATTTAGTATAATAATTGCGATATGCTTGAACTGAATTGCCTTCAACTTTGCAGTCGTCTGGCATTGCTTGCGGTGGTTGGTCCCAGTCATTATTCAGATTCATATTATTCGGTATTCGACGCAGCGCATCACGCATCAATGCGCACTTATGAATCTTGTGATATCTGTGCGTATATTCTTCTAACAGAGAATCATAAAGACCATAGAGCCATATGTAATTCTCACATGATTCGCGACACCATATTGCACTGGGATGGTTAACATGGGTTGCGCCATAATACACAGTCTGGAACTGACTATCAAGCTTCCATCGTTTTAGATTCCGTTCGTTCTTACGTTCAATTGTAACTGTGCCGTCAAGAACGCGATGGGCTGTAGAAAGCAGCTGTGCGCTTTCAAGTATCATCTTAACAACGTGTTTGTCGTTGTGATACTTAGCAGCTAATTCAAAATCGTGATCTAGATAGAATATATTCATGCGAAAAAAGAGGGGGAGCGAACTCCCCCTTTATTTTATGCCAGACCAAGCTGGGACTTGATATCGCTTAGCTCTAAGTCGGTCAATTCTTCAATCTCCATATCCGAGACGTCAACAACGTCATCCTTAATGGGCTTGGACTTAGCGACCTTGGTTATCTTGGTCATTACAGGCTTCGCCTTCTTGACCTTTGTAGCCTTCGCTGCCTTTACAGGCTTAGTGCCAGCAGAAGTACGACGACCATTGGCAGGAACGTCAACCGAGTCACCGTTGAGAAGTCGATAACCAGTTACAGCTCGACCATTCTTGACAACTTCAAAATCGACGCCGAAGAATTTCTTCAGTCCGAAGAAGTAGATCGGAACGCTGCCTTCATTAACACCAAGCTCTTTGGCGATATCAGCACGGGAAACAACACCACCATTCGCAGACTTGAGCATCTGGAATAGAGTGTAACCTTGAAACGGTCGACTAGACATAATCATTACCTCACATTGATTAATAACAACACAACAAACTGGTGGGACCGCAGGGATTCGAACCCTGGACCAATTGGTTAAAAGCCAACTGCTCTACCACTGAGCTACGATCCCATATAGTCAATTGCTTGTAAGCAATTAACATTCTTCCTCTTCGGAGAATTCTTCATTGATCATATGATCAGCGATCTCTCGCCAGTTAACTTTAGAAAGAAATGAGCGAGCAAGATCAAGAGCGATTCCCTGAAGATCCTCGAGAATTATTTCGTCGCACATATTCTCGAGGATATCCTGAATCCTAGCTTGGCCATCGTTGAACAGCACCAAATCGTCCAACGTCATACCATCGACGCACTCGAGATAGACGCGCCAAGTCTCGTAATTCGACCAACCATTATACGACATGATCAGCTCCAAACCTGCAGAATTTTATCATGATTCAGGATAACGCGATCACGCACGGCACCATACACCTCGATCGGTGCGAGCAGCGCGACGTGGTGCTGAACCTCACCACCATAGGTAACGCGAGACAACTCAACCATGCCCATGACACTGAATTTGTCAAGGTAGATCCCCCAGACGCGCATACCTTCCATATTCCAATGACCGCCCAAATTACTCACGAATATCTCTCCTCATTCATCATAGTATCATTATACTTAAACTGTATGAAAAGGCAATAGAAAAAACTCTAATAAAATCAATAACTTAGGAGGAAGGTGAAAACTCTAATAAAATCAATAACTTAGGACAACCAGACGGCGGATTTCCTATCTCCACGGACTCTTACGACTTTATATCGGTGCTCTGGGTGACGCTCAGCGACCCAAATACCTGCCTGTTCCGCAGAAGACTCGCTGCTGTATGTTCCGATCCCATACCAGTAATGCTTACCTTTATACATTTGCAGCAATTCATAATGTTCGCTTTCTTCTTGTTTGGACTCATAATCGTTTTCAGAAGAACGATATTCATAGCCATTGTCAGAACCAGAAAAATGATCAGGGTACTTGATTCTGACGTAAACATAAACTGCTAATATAACAAGAACAAATATTCCAAATGACATAACAATTATCCCTTTATGACCTATTCCAGACTCGAGACGTTTTTGGTATTTTTGCCATCAGGAATTCCATCTGGTCTGCTAGAATCTTCTTATTGGCTAAAAAGATCTTTTCAAACCTAGTAGGAACATATGGCACATAAAGCAAATGCATCTTTGCTTCTTCAGGCGTACGATCGCCCTTACGTTGGTTACATGATTTACATGCTGTAACAGTATTCATCCAGTTGTGTTTCCCACCACGAGACTTTGCAATGATGTGATCAATTGTCAATTCTCGAAAGTTGAACACATCACCACAGTAGGCACAAACATGCTGGTCGCGAGCGTACAGAATGACACGCTCGGGTGTTTGTGTTTCTTTCTCCTTAAAAGTTTTGGAGAATATAGGACCAGTGACGCCAAGAATTGAACTAATAACTATTCTTGATTGCTCGCCCCTGTTATTGATTCCACCAACGAATTCCTTCATTGGAGAACCAATTTCCCACAGCACCTTTTTCTTCGCGTAATAACAACAAGCTGATTCAAGATCCGCCCACTCACGCGGAGTACCAGCACTATCTGTGATCAAAACATATGACATATATCACCTGAACCTCTCCAGCCTAAACTGGAGAGGCTGGGTTATGTATAAATTACTTCAACACTGGTGGCTTTGGCTTGGATGCTGGAGCAACTACCTTAGAGACTTCACCACTATATACTGATTCTAGTCCATTAGCAGTTAGCGTTGTTGCTACGAAATAATATGTTCCGCGAGCAAGTGTCTGTGTACTGATGTTAGCATTTAGAATACCAGCAGGAACTGAGATTACTGTAGGATATGGTCCGCCAGCTGTTGTTCCATAATAGATCTTATAACCAATAATATCACCAGCTAGGATTGGTGTACCATCTTCATAAAGAGTTGGTGCTGTCCAAGACAATGTGATATTTGGTGCTGTTTGGCTCATTGCTGAGAATGAAACCAAAAGCAGAGCTGCAGCGATTAATAACTTCTTCATTTATTTCCCCTTATCTAATAACTTGATTACTGTATTGCGATTCGAACCCGAACAAATCAACTGCCGTAACAACAAAATAGTATCTTTGTCCTTTTGGCAGATTAAACAAAAATGTGTTTTGATTATTAGTTGTTCTTGATAGCAGCTTATAATTTGATGAAATTCTGGTCTTGTAGTAAATCTTGTAATAAGAGATATCGCCATAATCCAACGGATATCCGTTTTCGTATTCAGTTGGCGCAGTCCAGTTTAGTGTGTATAATGCAGCTTGTGCTGGTAGCGTGAACAAAAGTAGAGTCAAGAATATTAACTTTTTCATTTCTTTTGCTTCTTGGGTTTCACTTCCCTATTTAGCTTCTTACCAAAAATCTTGTCCCAGTTCTTCTCATAGAGTTTCTGGTTCTTGTGCTTTGATGCAATTGAATCGCCAGTTATGTCATTTTTTGTTGCCATGTCACCTTTCCAAAATGGTGCCCGCAGAGAGATTCGAACTCCCGACCCCCTGATTACAAATCAGGTGCACTACCAGCTGTGCTATACGGGCTAACTTCTTCCCAAGTCTGATCGCCAAGACAGCGCACTTCTGCGAAGTATTCATAATGATCGGGATGCCCTGCACTCCAATCATTTGGTCCTGACTTAACAAGTTCATATTTATTAGTCATTTTGTTGTTAATAAGCCAATAGGTCTTACCAACAATCGGAGCAAATTTATGCTCAGCTTGATGAATGATTTCTGTAATTTCCATTCTTCTCATTAACTCGTTTGCTTGTTTCTGTAGTACATGAACCAATTCCATTATACGATCATACTCTTTTCTTGCAGCTGATCTTGCAACATTAATCATCAGATCCTTTTTCTCTTGAATCTGAATTGGTTCAAACTTTGGAGCACCAAGCTCCATTGGATATTCAATGGAGTGATGACGAATCAAATCTTTGTCTTCAATCTTCATTGAATAACCTTATTGGCGCCCCCAAGAGGATTCGAACCTCTGACCCACAGCTTAGAAGGCTGTTGCTCTATCCAACTGAGCTATGGGGACAAATTGGAGCGGAGTATGGGAATCGAACCCATGTAGCTAACTTGGAAGGCTAGATCACAACCACTATGACAACTCCGCAAAATCTGGTGCTCCCGATAGGACTCGAACCTATATCATGCGCTAATCTGGCGCCAAGCCTGTGTATAAGACAGGTGTTTTACCGTTAAACTACAGGAGCATTATATAATTATATATTACTACAATTAAAAAGTAAAATGAAAATGGTGGGACAGGAAGGACTTGAACCTTCGACCTAACGGTTATCAACCGTTTGCTCTAACCAACTGAGCTACTGTCCCAAATTTGGCGGAAGTGGTGAGATTTGAACTCACGGAGCTTTTACACTCTTCAGCTTTCAAGACCGACGGATTAAACCACTCTCCCACACTTCCATTTCAATTTATACTATTTCTTTGTAAACTTCACGCGCATCGCTGCCACATTTTGGGCAGTTTGCATACTTTGGCAAATCTTCAAATTTACCATGTACTTCTTCGTCATGGATATGCTTACAAACTTCGCATTCATATTTATTCATAAGAATCTCCTAAGATGTTAACAGCAAAATATATAGCGTGGCTGAGGGACTAGGATTCGAACCTAGATAGACGGATTCAAAGTCCGTCGTCCTACCATTAGACGATCCCTCAAAACTGGCAGAGCGTAGGGGAATCGAACCCCTCTTCCCACCGTGAAAGGGTGGTGTCCTAGCCGATAGACGAACGCTCCAAAATGGTGCCTTGTGACAGAATCGAACTGCCGTAGCTGCCGTGTAAAAGCAGAGTTCTACCATTAAACTAACAAGGCTCTGGTGGGTGAGGAAGCATTCGCACCTAGACGAACGCTCCAAAATGGTGCCTCGGGTCAGATTCGAACTGACACGGATTACTCCACTGGAACCTAAATCCAGCGCGGCTGCCATTACGCCACCGAGGCTTGCGACGTGGTGGAGGATGAGAGAATCGAACTCTCAACTCTGCGATGCAAACGCAGCGTGTTCCCATTAGCACTAATCCCCCTCACATACTGGTCGGACATGTAGGATTCGAACCTACGACCCTCTGCTCCCAAAGCAGATGCTCTACCAGGCTGAGCTAATGTCCGTTCAAAGTTTCGCTCTTTTCGCTGCGGATGGGTTTATTTGCAGCTCGGGGACTTAGAATATTGTCCCTACCATAATCATGGGAGTGGCGAATCACTCAAGGTATGCCATTATATATATCCCTATCAAGAATCCCAAGCAGAACCCAATGATCGACATCAGAATCTGAACCTCAGTTTCCCAACTCATAAGATTGAGCGTCTCCTTCATTTCTTCCATCTCAGTTTACCTTGCTTTCTTCAAGCTGGCTCGCTGCCATCAGCAAGCTTGCAACAAAGTCTTCCAGCTCGGCAGCGACCATATAAAGATCAGTTGCCTTTACGCTCTTGGAATCAATCTCCAGACCCAAGAAATAACCTGTGCTAGACAGGCGCTGCGAGACCCACGTCAATTGAGACTCAACTCGATCGTTCATTATTGCTTCCTCTTCAGCAAATCCAGTTCCGTTTTCAGCGACTTATACTCACGCGCAAGTTTGTCATATGCAGCTTTGCTGACACAGTTCACATAACGCGAACGACCGACGCTGGAAGTGGTTTGTTTCCAAATCCTGAACACATGCGGATATTCTACCATATTCATTTCAATACACCTCAAACAGAGTGGCAACCGTGCCTTACAGAACTGCCAGAGATTCCAAGAGAGCGATGGCTTCTTCGCAGTCGCCGTCGATCTTGAGAGCCGTCGAGAACGAATCACCGTTCGCGACGTCGATCTGGTATTCATAGTTGCCCGTGTGCCAAAGAATCAGCCGATTGCCGTTCTTGTCCACCTTGGTCTTAATCCAATGAAGTTGCTTGTTCATATCAGTTTTCGTTTTCATAAGTATATAATGCCTGAAACCAAGAAAAACGCAATAGAAAAAACTCTAATAAAATCAATAACTTGCGTATACACTAAAAACTCTAATAAAATCAATAACTTAGCAGAGCCTCCCAGGACGTCCCAGGGACGCTTCTGGGCGTCCCTACCCTGACCCGCTACCCTGACCCTTGTACGCTGTAAAAGACGCTCAGAGGGCTCCCTGCACTGTGCCTAATCCGCAGCCACAGCAGAGCCAGTTACTTAGTAATACGCTCGACGCGAACCATGGGTATGTAGCAACGCGCCTCGGCGACCATCCTACTCTGGTATTCCTTAGTACAGTCTCGGCAGGGAAACTGACGCGGCTCAGTATGAGCGATGTGTTCGTGCGCAATCCAAGTATCGTATTCCTTTACGCTATTGAAGCACTTCGGAATCTTATCACTCTTTACTTCAGAAAAGAAATTTTCTACAGCCTGTTGCAAAATTTTCATGCATCAATTCCTTCTTACTTGCAAATATAATCAACAACAAGATCATCAGAGAAAGCAATACTCGCGAGCATTGTCTTATCGTCTTTTCGTGAAACAGCAAGAGCAAACTTGCCACGAATCATAGTCAGACCATACAGAATACCGTTCGCCTCTTTTACTTCAAACGTGCCTTCCTGTACAAACTGTCCAAGATTGTCAAACATCATATAGTTTGTCTTGTTAGCAACAAGAGTAAACTTGAATTCGTTTGAGGGAACCTTTGGTCCTTCGCAGTTCCAAAGTCCTGGACCATCTTCCGCTCTTGCTGTGACTGCCGTAGCAAGACACACCATTGTTGCAATAATCTTACGCATTACCTTTTCCTCTTATTACTTACAGCAAACGATTCGAGCCAGCGATTCCCACTTAGTCGGGTGGGACTTAACCAGCGCAGCGATCTTCACGACCATACGCAGCGACAGCTCGCGCATCCGATCCTGATTCTTTTCGATAAAGGCAACGATCGCGTTTTCGTTGCTCTTACCAAGCTTGTGTTCTTCAAGCATACCCTGCTCGACAACCTGCTTGATTCGGATCATGTAATCGCGGTTCGTCTTCATCGCCATGTCGAGATACATCGACCGGGAGATCAGCGCCTGGAAGTGCGGCGCGAGACGACTACCACGTTCGATCAGCTGGTCGAAGTCATAGTTGGTGATGAAGATCACAGTTCCCTCGAACTCGAAGGATCGCGGCAGACGCTCGCCTTCTTCATCTTCCATCTTAGACTCGGTGAGCCAAGACAAGACGCGGCGCTTAGTGGTATCGCACGCTGCCTTGAGCAGATTCAGCGAAACGTCGTCAGCGAAGATGCTGTCGGCGTCGTCGAACACAACAACGGAACCGGGAGCACGATATTCATACAGAGTCTTGTACAAGCCAGTGGCGCGGACGTATCCACGAACGACCGTGTGAAACGGCTGGCGTTCATCCAGTACCTTAGTGACGCCGAAGGACTTGCCAAGACCAGCAGGACCAGAGATCACAACTGCCTTAGCGTCGCCGTTCACGGCACACTCGGTCATGAGTTCAAGCGCACTGAAACGCTCGTCAAGCTTGGCGCGGATCTGCGCATCAGTCTCATTAGAGACTACCTGGCGCACGACGCGCACGTTCTGCACAGAAGCCTTGCTCTTGCGCGTCTTACGAAAACCAGCCTTGGGTACACCACGCGGCATCAGACATTACCTCGTTCATTCATCATAGTATCATTATGCCTGAACGCTCAAAAAAGACAATAGCAAAAACTCTAATAGAATCAATAACTTACGCAACTTATTGATTTTTAAGGTATTTTTCAAGCTTTTTTCTCTTTTTCTCAGCTGCAGCTAAGACACTATCAAGATCTATAGTACCGTTCTCTGTTAGGGCTCTAATAAGACACATAAGATCGCCGAGCTCTTGTTCTAGCTGTTCTTTGTTGTTCTTATTGCTATAAGGATTCTTAGAGTTCAATCCAAACCTAAGAATCTTAGAAGAAGCTTGAATGACTTCACCGCATTCTTCTGTCAAAACAACTAATAGTTCTTGTTCTTTATTCATAGAAAATAATGAGCTATGCGCCCAGAAACTGGTGCGAGTGGTGGGACTCGAACCCACATGCCATAGGCGGCAGATTTTAAGTCTGATGTGTATACCAATTCCACCACACTCGCTTGTATTATTTTGGCTTGTTGATCAGAGTAACCTGATCACTAAACTCACGATCAAAAACATCAACCATGTGATTGTAATCTGATCGCGTCATATCCCAGTGAATCATTTCACGAACACCAGGTTCTAAATTCAGTTTACGACCCAACCTTCCGGCAATTGCCAATAGAGCAAAAGCATTCCCGTAAGGACCTTTGAGGTCAATCCTCATCTTACTCACTTTCTTCATTCTAAACCCTTCCCAGAGATTAAAAAAATGATATATTATATTATTCACTTCAAGCATTCCTGCTGTTATTATTGTTGTTCCGTCGTTTCATAACAGACACGCTGCACATATGGTTTGTGTTGCGTATCATACTCAACCGTATCATAACAAGTCATCACTCGCCGAGCTGGTGGCGGATTTGGAGATTGATGTCGACGGTTCCCGCCACCAAACAGTATTGCTCCAAGCAACAATCCACCTACAGCCCAAGCTGCATCATCTGAATCGCTTCCATTGTCATAATAGTTTGCTGGATAGTGATCGTGATGATTGTAGTGTCGATTCCGATGTTTACCGTCAGCCTGTGCTGTTGGTGTTACAGCGATCAAGAGAGATAAGAGTGCAACTTTTATTTTCATTTCTTTGCTCCAAGTTTAGCAGCCACAGCTTTAGTGTGGCGACAGTAGCGATGGAATTGAAAACCAACGCATGTACACTTATATCTATTCGCCTGAATTGTGACGGTATATGTGTTCTTATCTGACTTGACGCGGAATATACGCACGCCAGAAGCTACAGCTGCCTTGGCTAGTTTGCCGCTAAGGACTTCAATCTTATGCACGAAAGATGGATCTATGACGCGAATCGCGATCTTAGAGTCTCCACTCATGCTGAATGTGTTGGGAGCAACCCATCGTTCGCTCGGAACGACAGTGCCCTCATACGTGTTGTACATATACAGATCCGGGTCGCTGAGCATCACATTGCGATGCTTAGTCGTGACGCGAACGACGGATCCAGCTACTGGGATTTGCATATTATTAAAATTGCTCATCATAGTATCATTATGCCCGAATACACGAAAAAGGCAATATTGAAAATTTTAATGAAATCAATAACTTACGCAATCTGGACTTTTTCAAGTGCAGCGCGAGCAATATAGTTGACTCTACGCTCATATGGGTTTGTTGGCTTTTGAAATACAGCCAGAAATTCTTCGCCGTCGTGAAACACCGGATTATACTTTGATGTGGTGTAATAGATTATACCGTTGATCTTATTACGATATGTGCTAAGACGCTCATTCTTATCTAGAATGATATCCTTCCCAATCGTCAACTTCATCTTGGAATCCATCTTCGTCACCTATTTCTTGATTGTAACGCCACTTATCTTTATGTTCTTCTCTCATTGCGCGCTTCTTTGCTCGACGCTCAGAGTAATCTTCATTTGAACGCTCAAAATACTCATAACGCTTTTTCTTAGACATGATCCTATTTCTTTACACTCTCATTACGTTGTTTTCTTCTATGATTGATTTTAAACAATTCATAGATCCCCTCGGTTCTGCCATAGGCTTCTACTTCCCATGGACTGTCCCAATACCTTTCATAATCAGTATATTTGAAAGATGGAGTGGTTCTCTTATAAATCTGACCCTCAAATTTGGTTTTTCCATCTTTATAATCAAACAACTGATTGTTTGCATACTGCTTAACATGAACCAATTCATGTATAATAGTTCGAATCGGTTCTTTCATTCTTGCAATTGGTTTCTTCGCATTTTCATTCATTCTGTTTAATGAAACAGATATGTCGAATTTGCGAATATTGTTTTCATTGCCAACATAGCAACACTCGCCTTCCCAGCCATCGCAGTCATCGTTTAGACGAATACGAACGCTGATTTTCTTCTGAATCGATGGTGCCACAAGCTTGTCTAATGTAAACTTAGCTGCTTCTCTCAATATTTGAATATCATCTTTACGAAGTTTTTTCTTTCCGCTTATTCTAAGCATGAGAATTTCTCCTATAGGATAATATGGGATTATTGCAATGGTATTTATACCACTCGGAGCAAAATGGTATCCTTATTGATACGACCATTCAGTTTGATAGGCTTGGAATTGATGTCGTCCATAACCTTCCTCAGAGCCACCTTTCCAGATTCGGTGACGGACTTTAGAATCTTTTCAGGCTTTCGTAGAGTCTTAGAAATTGAATTCGCATTGAAACCAATAATTGCTGAACCTTTTACGTCCAGACCAGATGCATCGGTAGCGTTATAGACGCCCAGTTTACGAGTCTTGACGTTATAAACCCAGAGCTGTTGGACTCCAAGGATCTTAACTGGATCAATAGACTGTATCTTTAGGCTATCCTCGCGACTGAGGCACTTGATGCCTTTTACACGCTTCTCAAAGGAGACTGGTTTCTTCTTGCGCGGTTTCTTAGCTGCATTTTTGTTTGCTGCAAGTTTCTCGGCATCACTCATGAACATAGTTAGAATATTTGCCGCATGACAATAATCCTTATGCGATCGCGGATAGGATTCCTTGATATAAGTATCAGTCTTGCGTTCCTGAATGATCTTGACAAATTCCCTTGCCCGATCACGGAAGTGTTCCGCTATCTTGGTTGCATGCATTGGCTTGACGCCATTCTCCATCATCCAAGTGTAGGGATGAAAATCTTCGGTCGATCGTCGATGAAATACGTCATCAAACTTACCTTCAAGTTCCATAATGTAATAATCGACTTTGCTCTGAACACGCTCTTGAATAGAGACAACATTATCGTCATCTACAACAGGTGCTTGCATTTTGACGACTTCGTTGAGTTCGTTCTGCATTCGATTCATCGTTTCTGCGGCTTTCTCATTCAATACACAGCCACGAGAAACCATACGTTTCGCCCAAGCCAGCGTCATAAAGTTGCGTGCAATATTAACACCAACCCCAAGATACTTTGCAGCATCCTTGTCAGTCTTGTTAAGATTGTACCAATTGACAGCTTTAATAATATCTGCTTCTGTGTAATTCTGAGTCCACACAGGTTCAACATCAGAGACCATTTTCTTTCTGATCTCAGACTTATCTAACTTTGCCATTATCGTACGCTCTTCACCGAATCAATCCGAAATGAACGCCAGCCACCAGCATTGACGTCCCATGCTGAAATAACATTACCAACTTCCTCGCTGAGGATTGGTGCATTATTGCGATATTGTTCAGGCAGATAACTTGGCAGCAGCGTGCAAGTCATCGTGCGCTCAGAACCGTCAACTTTTGTAAAGGTAACTGTAATGACAGATTCTTTCAATCGATCAACAAGGTAATTGTAATTGTACATAACGATCTCCTATTTGAGATATCATTATACTATATTGAACTGTAAAAGTAAAGGGAAATTAAGCTAACGATTTCAATACTTTAGATATCTGTAATTTATTGAATCCCCAATTATCTAGAGTGGACTGAAATAGTGTTTTAATGTCTTTCTTAGAGCAAGATTTGTGTTTCAGCATTAGTCCATGATACCCAAGGTTTCCCACTCTTGTAACATATGCTTGTGGGTCGCCAATAATTGCAGAGAAAACATCTATAGATTCATCATCGCATTCTTTAAACATTAAGATATTGTATTTGTAACCAAGTTCAGTTGGTTTAACTTGTTTTGCTGACTTCATAAAAGTCATTTTTGTACTCGTACCAGTTTCATCCTTATAAGAGAACCACACAACTGCATCACAATTTTGTATCACTTCTTTTTCCTTTTCTTTTTGTTGCAGCATTTAATTTCTCCATGTCTTTATTGAGTATACTATCTTGCATATAATGAGTCAAGTAAAATGCATCTACAATGTCAGTCACGGGAGAAGCTAGTTTATTTGTATTTGAAAATATAGGAATCAGATCAATATCAGTCATAGTATGGAATGCATCGTACATTTTTTGCTTATCAGCATTACCTTTACCAGTTGCATACTTTTTGACAACTGTTGGTGGAACTGTAAAGAATTTGAATTGTTCTTTATAGAGCATGTATTTCAATAATCCGCAATTTTCAGCTAGATTAAAAACTCTGCCCTTAGAACCGAAAGAATAATCTTCAATCAGAATATAATGATCTTGCTCTCTTATTGGATTGATAATATTCAATACCCAAGCAGCAATGTTCTCATACCTCTGTTGATCGCAGAGATATTCGTCATGCTCATCACCAAAAATATTACCAACTTTACCAACTAATCTTTTGTTATCAGTTAAGAAGTGAAAATAGCTATCAGCAAAAACTTTATTCTTACTTACGCAAACGCATGGGGATGTTAGGCTATAGTCAATTCCTACGAAAATCATCGTCACTATCTTCGTAGTTCCAATCATCCATGTTCATATCTTCTTCTTCTGATTTGAAGTCAAAGTCATTATCATATCCGTTGATAAGGTCTCCACAAAATGGGCAATTATCTGCTTCATAACTAACTGAATCAGTGTCATACATTAATCTGTAGACTGAACCACAGTTTGTACAACTTGCCTCTTTTTCTATCTCAGCCATCGTTACTCCTTATAAGATGTATTGGATCGTCCAATCAGGGTGCCGCAGTGAACCAGTCAGGCTCCTTACCACTGAGGCGGAAATTGCATTAGGTGTGCGGGATTAATCCCTCCAGCTTCCTCTCAACTGCTGCTTGCGCATCAAGCCAGACATCTTTATTTATTGTTTTCTTCTGATGACAGTAAATCCGTGACATTCCTTAGAATGATAATGGAAATCCCATTCTGGATGCTTAATCATAAATTCAATAATTGCTGGAAGTAATACTTCAGCATATGGTTTATCAGTATCATGAAATGCAATATATTTTCTTGCCTTATTATGGTGTAATTCAAGTTCTGCTGAAAGTTGTTCATATGTATGTTCTGTATCTATAAACAACAGATCTGTTTCTTCTATTTCTAATTTTAAAGTGTCTGCTTGAATGTACTGTACATCTTTATCAGCTGATCTTGCTAATTCAAATAGTTTTGATACATCATTGTCCAAATATAGATCATAAGACCGCAATATTACTGGTTCAACTAAAAGCGCTCTTGTTGATTGACCAGTACGCACTCCCATTTCCGTTACATGATTGCATTCTTTAGCTAGGTTGCGTAGTGTTGGGAGATGTTTGAAAATGTCGGTTTGTGAACTGCATGCATTTTGATATTCATTTTCTAGTAATTTAGAAACATAATCTTCTTCGCTATCGTAATTAATACCATTAATGAAGAAATCATTTAAAATTTTGTTTTGGAATATAATATTTGGCAATTTTTCATCTGGATATGGAACAAGAATAGTATTTGCTTCGCAACTAATAGAAATATCACCAATCCTAGGCTCAATTTCCATTCTTTCTAATGTTTCTTTACTGTCATAACTATTAGTCTTAAGAAAATCTAGTTTTTCGTTTGAGTGAACAAATCCACTAAGCTTTTTCTTTCTTCTATTAGCATCACCCATCCAAGAAAAATGCCAGCCCATATCTTCAATTCGTTTACCTTCATAAGTAATATATGCAATATTATATGGATTATAAATGTTTGATCTAATTTGAATAACTGTTGCTTTTAACAAATGTTCTTTTGTGCATACAAACATCGCACCATCCCACTGTTTAGGTGTAACCTTAGTTGTATTCATTACTCTAAGATTAGCTCTACCTTCAGTATGCACTAATGGTATTTTTATAACTCTATCTCTGTTCTTACTTACAATGTCAATAACATTCGGCAAATGACGTACAGCATCAATTATTTCATCACAGTCGCTGACAATAAAAATCGTATCGTTATCAAATTGATCTAATACTTGATGCAGTCCATTTTTCTGTAGTCTTTCTCTTGCTCTTGTTTTATATGATTCATTGTTTTGATTTTGATAAGAATTCAATTTATCTATTTCTTCAATTTGCAAATTGTCATCATCGGGTATATCAACATCAGCAAATATAAATTTATCAGATGGTATATTGAGTTCTTTTAGTGTTTGTCGTAGTTTTCTTTGAATTAACTTTCCAGTTTGTGTTCTATTTGATTCTGATACAACAAAATGATCAACGTGATCGTTCATGATCAAATATCTCAGTAATAACATTTCCTTACAAGTTTCATCATAATAAGTGAAGCAATCAACTATTTTTCTTGGCTGTATCAAATTTAATAAATCTTGAAATCCATAATTCTTTAGACAATTTTTTGTTGAGGTTTGATACCACGGATTCAAATAATTCCAGTGATTTTTTACTATATCTGAAAATAGACTATAGCACTCCTCAATTTTTCCCCAAAGCCAAGAAGAAACTGCTTTCTCATAAAGTAGACCATATTTTCCAACATAACCAACATCTGTTCTGAGTTTTACTGAGTCTAGGTTTGAAGATTCTAAAGCAATATTTGAGAAAATATATGCATCAACATGATTTTGATAGAAATTATCAAACTTTGCTAAGAGATAATACGCCTCTGGTCTATCAGGACGTAATCTAATAGCATGTTTATATATGCCACGAACAGTATTATGTCTATTTCCTTGTTTGTCAAAACAATTGCCAACCTTAACCATACACTCATACATCAAGTCTTGGTCTTCAGTTCTTTCAGCTGCTCTCAAATAAAAAGAGATAGCAGCGGCAGTTTGCCCCATACCATCGTATAAATTCGCTAGAATGAAATTTTTTTCTGCGTTTTCTGGTTCGACTGAATATTTTTTAATCTCTTCTGTCAATTCAAGCATTTATATAATCCTCAATAAATTTTATTGGAGCCTTTAATAGATAGGCAGCATTATCTTGGAATCCAAATGTGATAAGAATATTACCATTATATTCTGTCATTCCGCAGCAGAATTCAATTTCTGCTCCCATAAAATCGAATGGTTCGGTATATTTTACCACATTCCAGTTCTTATCCCAAACAATAAAAACATGTCTATATGTTGCATTTTTTCTACCAGCTCTACTATTGAAAAGATTTACAACGTGAGCTAAACATATATAATATTCTCCAAACTTTATTACCTGAGATCCGCCTCTAAAATCGTATGGTTTTTGGATATAAGAAGTAGACATGAAAACTGTTTGGCATGTTTTATTTACAGGATCCGCATAAACGATTTCAGTTGGATTACTCCACTTAACATAGTGATATGGCATATCAACTATTGGCATCCAATTTTTCTCGCAATATGATTGATCAGATCCAGGAGCGGGAATTCTAAATCTAGAAATCTCTTTAACAGTATCGCCCTCAATAATAATTTCAGAAAGTTCCATTCTACCTTGACCATTAGTAGTTGTGTCTCTACGAACACCAGATAGATATAGTTTCCCATCCCAACGAATTACTCTGCAATCTTCTAAACCTACAAATTCCCAAATTGGTGGCACATTTAATTTAGACATATCAACTGGTGTATACTTAGTGATATACATGTCGTCATTAACTTCACAAAAATAATTTGTTGTTGTTAATGTTATGTCATTTTCCGGGTTAAGATAAACTAATGGACCATAGTGGTGTTCTAGTTTACCCTTTTCAGCATGGTATATTGTATATTGGCAGTGTCTTAGGTTTAACAATATTTTACCATTATCATTATAGATAGATGGATTAAACAGACCAGTTCCCTTTGTTTTTTCTGTTGGTGGAATAATCAACGGTGTAATATTACCACCAGCTTCAAGCACTTTTGTTACAAAATTTTTCATATTATTTTCCAATAATTTGTTCAATTGATAATCTATTACGTTTCCAAAGATCAACAGTCAGTCTACTTGATAATTTATGATCTTCTTTTACTCCACGTTCAATTTCCCATAAATCCCTAGGATTTTCTTCTATTTCTTCTGCAAATAATGGAAAATTATAGACAGTTCCTAAATTTGCAAAAATAACATTTTCAACCATAGGATGTATGTTGCCAACTTCTATTATAAATGTATCATCTTTTATATGTCTATCTATAATTTTTTTCGCATAGTCTCTAGTTAATAGCACTGCACCACATCCCCAATCATTCCACTCACGTTTTCTAAAATTAAGACCCTCAGATCCATCATAACCAAGATGGAAATTTTTAATTCTTATTAACTGTACAGCTTCCCAATCTTGTGGTAATAATGAAATAAATTTTTCAAACGTAAATCCCCAATAATCACAAATATCTATTTTTATATCATCCTCAGCAAAAACAGCATACGGTTCATCAGTATTGTCATACCAATATTTTATAGATTTTAAATGGGATATTGTTACTCCCATAGCAGCATCATGCATAACTTCTATTAGTGGGCAGTGTACTTTTATTCCTAATTTGTTACTATATCTATGATTATTATGTATTCGGAGTTTATTATAATTATATTTTTGTAAATTAGATACAACTTTAAATCTTCTATTCACACATTCATGTAATGAAATAACATTAATAGAAGGAATATCAGCAAGAGGATTTCTGTTCATTAAGTATCTGATATCAGATGATGTTCCATCTCTTTCCCATAATTCAAGATAGTAATTTCTTGAATTAATTCTTTGCATATTGTTTAATACTTTTTGGTTATTCAAATTACTATTACTGTTTTCTAATGAATCGCACAGTATGGATAATGAACTTGTATTTACCAAATTTGTTTCTTCAACTAATAATGGGAAGTTATAAACAGCACCTAATCCTCTAAACAATAAATGTTCAATAATAGGAAATAAACAACCCCAATCAGAATCTGGTATAGCTAAATTAAATACTTTACCATCAACATAATGTCTATCTAAGATTTTTTTAATATAACTTCTTTTTGCTATAAAAGAAGATCCCCAATCATCCCAATTTCTTTCTCTTATTTTTAATGTTGGTTTTTCTTCCTTATTATACTTGTAATAAGTATTTGGAATCCATTCATTAATTCTGATTAACTGCACACACTCCCAATCATTTGGAAGATTAGCAACAAATTCATTCCAAGTGAACGACCAGTGTTCAATACTTTTGAAGCTTATATCATCGTCGCAAAATATTGCATATTCTTCTTCATTTTTATTGTACCAATCATTCATTAAATGAAGAAATGATATAATAATTCCTGGTTGTCCATGCTCTATAGAAATTGGAGAATTAAATACAAACGAATCTTTTATATTATCAAATTTTTCTGTTATAAAGCAATTATATTTTGTTATCCCATATTTCTCAAATTGGTTTACCATAAATGTTCTTCTTTCTGAACATTGTAATAAACTAGGATAATTAACTGATGGGAAGTTTTGTAGCTTCATAAATTAAATTTCACATATTCCAGCAGAGCAAGCCAATTCTTTGGCACTTGTTGTAGTATCAGTTTCTTCCATAAATTCAATCCAGTTTATATCTACATTTTGTGATGCTGCCATCTCATTATATGTAGCTTCATCAATTTCCTCATATGGAGCTTGGCGATATGAACCATTGTCTCTTGGTAGGAAAGAAACTCCAGAAATAGCAGAGATATTCTTATAGACCCAAGCACCAACTTCCATCCATTCATCATCACCAACGTATACAGTGATAGATGGCTTATGCTCGCACCAATGATCCTGATATGCTTTCCATAATTCAAGTTGATCGATTGCACTCATATCATTGCGAGTGACGCACTCGTCTGGCGCCTTCATTGGGAAACTGAATACCCAGTTTGATTTACCATAGAAATCTTCTTCTGCCTTGTACCCCTTTTCGATCATAAAATTAGCAAGTGGATCTTTCTTATCAGCACGAACGCGGCGAATATAATATTGGCTGTAGCGCGGATGAATACCTGAAGCAGAGTCAACTAACTGACTAACAGTGCCTGATGGTTTTACGCATGTAATAGCTGCTGATTCCTCAACACCAAGGATCTTAGCAAATTCCTTGTTGGTATTGACGCACTCTAGGCGCATATCTGTTAACCAATCTTTCAATACATCCAGATTAGTCTTACCGTTTAGAACATGGTGATCCATGATTCCAGTAAGAGATACACCAAGCAATCTTTCTTCTTCAGTATTGTTCTTCCACTTCTTGTTGATGTAGCGGAAATTTGAAAGGGTTGATTGAAGAGTGCCAAGAATAGCTGCAAGTCTAGCCTTGCGCTTTAGATCAGCAATCGAATCATGTGCACGAACAACAACTTCGCTTAGGTTACAGAACTGATATGGGCGCAGAATAATTTCTGAGCAAGGATTAGTACCATAATCGCGATTAGGATCACGACGATCATACTTAGCAGCTGCAGCTTGAGATGCTGCTCTGGAGAATATTCCGCGCTCGCCCGACTTTGAACGATATAGCGCAACCCATTCATTCATGAATGTGTCCATATCTGGCTTCTGCTCATACACTGCTGAAATGTTTGCTAATGCACGCTGACCATTAGCAGTCCACCATTCACCACTCTTAGCATGACGCAGATGATCATCGTTTAGATCTGTTAGAGAAATTAGTGCAGAGCGACGAACGCCTCCGCAGACAACAATATCTGCAATCTTACAGACAATATCATGACACTCAAGTGTTGAGAGTTTGCGACCACGAGCTTTCTGGAAAATATTCAACGTGAAGTTCAAAAGATCAACTAGAGGTTCTGGTCCTGATGCTCGTCCACCGAATGTCTTGAGCCTCTCACCAGCTTTACGCACTTTCGATACATCCCACTTAGGAACGTTACCAGCATATAGCAAAGAAATGAATTCTCTATAACCACTTGCCCAACCAACTTTACTATCTGAGAAAGAGATCGTGGTGTTTGTTGGGTGGAGTTCATCTGGCACCTCCGGAAGTTTGTTGGTATAGCGAGACTCAACAGAAAAACCAACACCAGTGCCACACATCAAAATATACATTACTTCGTCAAATGCCTTTGGATTGTCGATTGCAATATAGCTGCAGTTATATCCAGCAACCTGATCCTTTTCCAACGCAGGACCAGCTGTCATCAAACAGCGCATGCTAGGCATGACTTCTAGATTTAGAATAGCATCCCTCAAATAATTCCAAGGTATTTTCTTTGTATTGTTTGTTTTTGATTTGAAGAATTCAATATAACGATCTACCGTCTCATCCCAAGTTTCTCTACGACCCAATTCATCATTGAATCTTGCATAACGGGAAATGTGAATAAAATCTTGGTAAATTGATGGCAGACGTGTTGTCATTTCTCTGACTCCTCTAATAGTTCTTTTGTTATTGGAAATATTTCTGATATTACTTTAGCACATTCCTGCGCAATTTCCATATGTTCTTTTTGTGTTCCATTGGCACTGCGAAGAAGTATATAGTGCAACCAAGAACGAAGTGTACCAGCCATATAGATCCTAGAAAGAACTATACCCTCTGGCAACACAGCTCTTGCAACTTCTTTTGCAATGCCATTTTCAACAGCCCAGTTGTATGCTTCAATTGTTTTTGAAACAATTCTGTTTTGTTTAATTCTCCATAAATCGTCTAGTGTTAGGTCAGTATTTGGAATACTGTTTTGACGATTAGTTAGATCTTGTATTCTAGCTTCTCTGAGTTCAAATGTCAAGTTTTTTGTTGGATCAGCATAGCGTTGACTAAACTCTTGAAAGGAGAAACTACGATGACGTAAAATCTGTCGAGCAATATCTCGAGTCGTTTCAATCTCAAGGCAAACATGTACCATTTCAAGCGGAGACCAATGTTGATTCTTTATCAGATACTTGATTAGTTTTTTGGTAGTCTGTACATTTTGTTGATTATTTGGATTGGAAACTCTAGCGCAATATGCAACTAGATCTTCTAACGATTCCATCCCAGTTTTACTGTAAAACTCATCTGATGGTTTGCTGTGGCTTATTAATTTTACTCTCATTTATTTCTCCAGATACTCAATAAATTTCTTAGTAGAATTTTCCCAAGAAATTCCTTCTACGCTCTGTCTTGTTTGCTCTCTATTAATATCTAGACACTTCACAACAGCATAGTTTAGATCTTCATGCATATAACCATTCACACCATTTTTAATTTGGTCTATAGCACCATCAACTGGATATGCTGCTACAGGCGTTCCGCAAGCCATAGCTTCTAGTACAACTATGCCATATGTATCTGATTTGCTAGGAAAAACAAATACATCTGCAAGTTTATAATATTCAGCTAGCTCTGATTTAAATTTGTATCCAATAAAATATACATTAGGATACTTCTCAGATAGTTTACACAAAATTGGACCATCACCAACAACTATCTTTTTTGATAGAACATTTATTTTACAAAAATCTTCAATGTTCTTTTCTTTACTAACTCTACCAACATAGAGTAGCACAGGTATTTCATTTTGTTTTTTAATCAAAGGTGGTCTATAATAATCTGAGTATCCTTTATTTAAAACAACACATTTCCACTTAGGATATCTCTTTGAAACTGATTCTGATGACATAAAAACATATTTTGATTTTTTATGAAACCAGTCAAAATACCATCGAGTAAAAAATGTTGGCATACCAACTATTTCCCTGATGAACTCAGGAAACTTTGTATGATATGCAGTTGTATACTTTATATTCAGTTTATCGAGAGCTCTTTTTGCTTGAACTCCTAATACACCTTCTGTTGCAATATGAAATTTACATTCTGGATATTTACTCATGATATCCATAATTTCTTTGCTCATCATTTTTCTTGTGCAAAGAGCAACTTCGATCTCATTATAAAATGGAACAGAAACACGTTTAAATTTATCTGGAGAAATAACAATACAGGTATAATCTTTTGGAAGATGCGACAACATATTTTTATATGTCGTTACAACTCCGTTTACAAGAGGAGACCATGCGTCTGTTATTAGAACTAGCGTCTTTTTAACCATTCAATAATCTCCCAAGTGCCGTCATAGTTTTCTACTAATGCTGTACAACTCTCTACCCAATCTCCATCATTCATGTATTCAATATTGTTTATAGTCTTTATTGCTGGCTGATGAACATGTCCACAAATAATACCATGTGCATTTTTCTTCTCGCAATATTCAGTTATAAGACCTTCAAAATCTGTTAGATACGAAAGCGATTCTTTTGTTTTATATTTTAAGTATGCGCTCAAACTCCAATATGGTAAACCAAAAAAATTTCGCACCTTGAGTACCAAATGATTAATATCTAACAATACATTATATAATGTATCTCCAATATGATATAGAAATTTTAGTTTAGTTCTTAATAGCGAATCAAACATATCACCATGTATTACCATATATGTTTTACCATTTATGGCATGGTATCTATAGTGATTAACAAGTTCAATATTACCAAAGTGTACTTGGTACGGAATTAAGCTGCGTAGTATTTCATCATGATTACCAGCAATGTACACCACGTTTGTTCCACGTTTTGCTGCTGTTAAAATTCTTCTAACAACATTAGTGTGTGACTGTAGCCAATAGAATTTCTTTTTCAGTCTCCAACCATCAATAATATCACCGACCAGAAATAAATTTTCTGATGAATTTTCTTTTAAGAACTCGCAAAGAAGATCTGCTTTGCAACCCTTTGAACCTAGATGTATATCTGAAATGAATATTGACTTGTATTTCTTCATCAGCATCTTTTCCATTCGATGAACTTTAGTTTTGCGATAGGACCAGAGAACGTATTCTCTGATATGACTTTGTTTATATCATATCCCGCTAACACCATTTCATTAATATCTTTTTGTTTTATTGTTGTTGGAAAAATAACTACCTTCTTACCAAGATCAATTGCTTTTTGTAACAAATCAACAATTTCTTTGTTACGCGGCTCATTATCAAATATTAATGTAATATCCCGAGCGCCAATAGAATCAGCCGCGCCAATAAGGTTACTGTCGCCAGAAGCCAAACCATTGTCAAGAAATAAAGAATCAAACTGCCCTTCCACCAAATAGACTGGCTTATCCAATACGAGTCTATGAAGTCCAAAAATTTTTCTTTCATTTGAAATCCTAATTGTAATATATCGTAATTTATTACTATCACTTAAACCTCTACCTGCAATATTAGTGATTTCTCCTTTTTCATTCTTATAGAAAAGAATTATTCTGTCATCATTCGGAACAGCATCCTTCCCATGATCAGGAAAATCTTGGTCTAAAAAATCTTTGAATTTGTCGGTGAAATAGAGCTCGTCCCAGTGTTGGATAGGTATCGCCCTATTTTGTATATAGGTGCGCGCATAGTGATTTTCGGGTAGTTCAGATATACTTTTTAGATTAATTTTTTTACTGAACTCTTTAAATGCATTTCCGCGCAGTTCATCAAATGTTGGTTTCTTGTATGGAGAATGCCCATTATCACCTGCAGTATAACGCTCCATCACATACTCTTTATGAGCTGATGCGTCAATATCTTTTAGAAAATTTGAAAAGGTTGTCCCAGCGCCACAGTTATGGCATCTGAAAAAGTAATCATTACCTTTGCGGTAAATGTAACCTCTTGCCTTGCTTCTATTCTTTTTAGAATCAAGACAAAATGGACACCTGAAATTATACAGGTCTGTGTTTTTTTGAGAATATCTCTCTAGCTTGTGAGAGATAAATCCAAGATATTTACGGTCAATGTATACGCTCATACATCTATTGTACTATAGATGCATTGTAAAGTAAAATTAATTACCGAAATATTTGGATAAGAACCAACCTGCAATACTAGCTGCGCCAACGACCATCCAGCGCCACTTCTCAAGATCTGCTAGTTTATTCCTCTCAACTTCATGTTGATTTTTCATTTCTTGACGAAGCGAATTGAATTCGCTCATCAATTTGTTTTCAGTATCTTGTATCTTTTGATACACATCACGAAAGTCTTGATTGAATTCGTTTCTTCTGTCTTCCATTAGTTCTTGTACTTTTGATAAGGTTAAATCCAACTTATCATAAATTACAGTAAAGAAGGCAATCTTCTCTTTTAGAGAACTCACTTCAATCTCGAGTTTCGTTAGGCGCTCGTCGCCCTTCCTTCTATCATATATTACTTTGAATTCAGAATTTTCCATTTTTTCTTTTTATTATTTGTTTCTTCAACAATTAATTCTTGTTCTTTTATCCAATTCTGTAGAGCAATCAATTTTTCGGCGTTGGCTTTGCAGGTGCCGTAGTTGTCGACGACTCCTCCGAGTGCTTCAGTGGCTGTAACTCCGCTGGAGCTTCCATCAGCTGCCTTGGTGGGGTCAGCAGCACTAGCCGTAGCACTGGCGTCGTGGACGTGCACCCAACCATTACTGAGCATACCATTATCAGGAACAGTTCTCGCAATTTCAACATTTTTGTTTCTCCACTTCGTAACGTAGACAACTCTATCAACATACTTTGTTACGACCTTTTCGTCAATCTGACTTTTTTTATTATACAGTTCATCATATTTAGCTTTTGCGTCCGCTTCAAACTTAGCCATACGCTCATCTGCTTTTTGAGATGCACTGTGGTGACCTTTGAAATAGCCATAGCTGAATAATCCCACTCCAAGAAGAAGGATAGCAAGGATTCTATATGGTAGTGGGATTAGATTTAACATTTATTTGCACCAAGATTGTTTTTGTTCGCCAAAATATTCT